TCCTTTTGTTAGGAATTAGAATATAATAAGTTGCATAGTATGTCAAGGAAAAAAATAGTCAAAAAAGCCGCAGTTTTATTAGCTTTTTATAAAATTATTTGTCTGAAATTGTATCTGCGTTAGCTAGTTGGATGTTTCTACGCTTGTTTAAAGCAAAGAAAACATGCCTCTCACTTTTGCCATCTGAATTTAATTCATAATAGTCATATTGTACTATTTCAAATCCTGCACGAATCATAAACAATCTGTAGTTATCCGGATGTAATGTAGCATAATATTTGTGTTCGTTTGTTGAATGCGGAACTTCAATATAAGCCCAACCATTGATTTTCATCATTCTATTGAGTTCTAAAAGCGTAAAAAATGGCATATGAGAAAACTGCAATGATTGACGCATCCATACCACATGAAAATAGTTGTTCATTACTTGATTAAAATTGTAATCCATAAGATGTACTTTTAAGTCTTTTGCTTTACATTTGTCCCATTCTTCTTTTTCAATAGTAATTCCCTGAACGTTAGTGTATCCCAACTCGGAAAATTTTTCCATAGCATAACCTTCATTACAGCCAATATCTAAGATATTGATATCTTTCTTATCTGGATATGAGTTCTGTATAAATGGTATTAATTGTCTATCAATTATTTTTCTGTCTAATTCAGTTTCTGGTAGTCTTGCTACCTCATTTTGCATAGAAAACTTAAAGTTATTAAGCCTAATCCATTCTTCCGTAAATTCAGTCATTTAGTCCTCTTTGTTGATAAACATTTCTACTATTGGATGTTTATCTATAAATCGCATTGTTATTTCATAGGTATCACAATTCTCTAATCTGATATTATGATTACCAATATCCATCATTATCTTGTGTAGCTTTAAGATAAGATTTTGGTCTACTTGTTTAGGTATTAAACAATAATGTGCATTATTATTTGGTTCTAGTGCTATATGGTCTTGAACATCATAAACTACAGTACCCATTGCAGTTGCATCAATCATAGAGACATTCCGCCAAATGTTTCTTTATCAACGTCTTGTTTTACACCACCAATAACATAAGATGAAATTTCTGTTTCTTGAGGTGCAACTTGTACATCTGCGCCAGCAATCCATTTTTGTGTCCAAGGTAATGGGTTTGCTTGTGACGTTTTGTATGGACATTTTAGTCCAACGGCTGTCATACGTTTGCAACAAATCCACTCAATATAGTCATCAAGTAATTTTGCATTCAAACCAATCATTGAACCATCTTTAAATAGATACTGTGCCCATTCTTTTTCTTGTTCTACTGCATCTACAAACATTTGGATACATTCTTCTTCTGTCTCTTTAGCAATCTGAATGAAGTCTGGATCATCTTTTGGTAGAAGTTTTAGAAGTGTTTGTGTAGATGCCAAGTGTAGATTTTCATCACGTGCAATTAGCTTAATAATCTTAGCATTGCCTTCCATCTTTTTAAGTTCTGCAAATGCCCATGAACAAGCAAATGAGACATAGAAACGAACACCTTCTAAAATATTAACACTCATAAGTGTTTTATATAGAGATTTTTTAATTTCATATTCACTGATTGGTACTTTCTTACCATTGACTGTATGTGTGCCTTCGCCCAACAAGTTATAGAAACCTGTCATTTCAATTAGTTCATCATAGTTTTTAGAAATATCATCTGCACAATCCATGATTTCATTGATATCCATCATTTCATCAAATACTTTTGATGGGTCTGAATAAACATTTCTAATAATGTGTGTATATGAACGTGAGTGAATTGTTTCTGAAAATGTCCAAGTTTGGATCCATGCTTCTAGTTCTGGAATAGATACTAGTGGGCCAAATGCTTCTACTGGTGCACGACCTTGTACACTATCTAGTAGAATTTGACGCTTTAGATTTGATGTAAAGATATGACGCTCATGGTCTGTAAGATTTTTAAAATCATTTGAATCTTTAGTTACATCTACTTCTTCTGGACGCCAAAAGAAACCTAGTTGCTTGTCAGTAAGTTTATCAAACTGTTTGTATTTTAACATATCAAAACGTTGAATTGCTACTCCGCCTGATGGGTCTAAGAAAGCCAATGCTTTCGTATGGTCTGCTTTATTATCTGAATTGAATACTGACATTTATATCTCTCTACTTTCTAGTTCTAATGTGATATTTATCTTTTTTGTTACTTTGTCATTCGATATTTAGATAGCACAACTATCACAATATTCTTCATACTCTATGTCGCTGTTAAACTCTTCCCTTGACTTCAAATCCTCTGGAATATCTTTACTTACATCAATTTCCCCTTGTCCATCAAATGTATTAAAGTAATAAAGTTGTTTACCACCGTATTTGTAGAACATAATAAGATGTTGCAACATCACTGACATTGGTATCTTTTCATCTTCAAAGAATATAGGGTTGTATGAAGTATTAACTGATATACCTTGGTCAATATATTTTTGTAATACAGCCATAATTTTTAGATATCCCTCTGGCGACTCTTGGTCCCATAACAACTCATACTTGTTTTTTAACTTGTGAATACCGGGTACAACTTGCTTTAACACACCATGTTTGGACTGCTTAACACTAACCATACTTCTCGGTGGTTCTATACCATTAGTTGAATTTGATATTTGTGCAGACGTTTCAGCAGGCATAAGTGCCATCAGTGTTGAGTTACGAATGCCGTGTTTTTTTAAATCTTTTCTTAGACCTTTCCAGTCTTGTGTATATTTTCTTTTTACTAATTCATCAACCTCAGGTTTATATGTATCAATTGGCAAAATTCCGTTTCCGTACTTAGTTTGTGATGATAACGGACATGCATTGTATTCTTGTGCTAAAGTATTAGATGCTTTGATAAGATGATACGACCACGCTTCTGCCCATTCATCAACAAGTTTTAAATCAGGGTCAGAATAGTTTGTATCATTCTTAGCTAACCAGTATGCAAAATTAATAATACCAACACCAAGAGGTCTTCTATTATTAGTTGAAATTTCAGCCGCAAGTACAGGATATCTTTGATAATCTAATAGAGCATCCAAGCCACGCACTGCTAACTCACAAGGTTTAGCAAAGTCTTCTGGTGTTTTAATATTTCCCCAATTAATCGCACTAAGAGTACAAAGAGCAATTTCACCTTCTTCATCATGTAAATGTTTTAAAGGCTTCGTTGGTAGATTAATTTCGCAACATAAGTTTGACTGTCGTATAGGTGCCATATCTGAAATGAATGAACTATGCTCATTTGCATGGTCTACATTCATCAAATATATACGACCTGTATTTTTACGTTCATTCATAAATGCTGAAAATAAGTCTAATGCAGGAACTGTTCTTTTACGAATTTTAGTAGAACGTTCTGCTTTTTCATACAATTCACGAAATTTATCTTGGTCATCAAAGAATGCTTCATATAAACCAGGAACATCAGATGGAGAGAATAATGTAATATCTCCTCCACTCATTAGACGTTCATACATTAATTTATTAAATTGTACACCATAATCCATATGACGTACTCTATTATCTTCTGTGCCTTTGTTATTCTTTAATACTAATAAGTCTTCTACTTCGTAATGCCATAACGGATAATATAAAGTTGCCGCTCCGCCACGGACGCCGCCTTGCGAACATGATTTTACACTTGCTTGAAATAATTTATAAAAAGGAATAACTCCTGTATGACTTGCATCTCCATTTCGTATTGGTGAATTTATAGCACGGATGCTACCGGCACCAATACCTATGCCTGCTTTCTGAGAAACATACTTGACCACTGCACTAGAGGTAGCATTTATAGAATCTAGTGAATCGTCTGTTTCAATCAGAACACAGGATGAAAACTGTCGCTGTGGCGTACGTACGCCAGCCATAACAGGAGTAGGCAGAGAGATATCAAAATTACTAATTGAATCATAGTATTCTCTGACATATTTCATTCTTGTTTCTTTTGGATAGTTACCAAATAAAGATGCAGAAATTAGAGCGTATGTAATCTGCGGTGTTTCAAAATGGTGCCCAGTTACCCTATTTTGAACTAAGTATTTGCCACGAAACTGTTCCATACCAACATATGCAATATTGAAATCTCTTTCGTGTTTGATAAAACTATTAATTTCTTCCCAATCTTCTTCTGAATAATCTTCAAGTAGTGATGGATCATAGAAACCTTTTTCTGTATTTAATTTAATAATATCACGAATATGCCATGGTTCAAAACTGTTATATACCATTTTTCTCAAATGATAGTTCACAAGATTACCCGCTACCCATTGATAGTTTGGAGTTTCTTCTGATATTAAATCTGCCGCGGCTTTAATCAATGTTTCTTGTATTTCTACACTAGTAATACCATCAAAAAATTGAATATGTGATTTTAATTCTACTTCACTTGCACTTACACCTGCAATGCCTTCACATGCAAACATCACAACTTTGTGCATTTTTTCTAAGTCTAGTGGCTCTGGGATGCCGTCTCTTTTGATTACTTTAATTTCGCTCATGTTTTATCTCTCTAACTGGTAATGTATTTACTCATTACCGGTGTTCATTAATGTCTGTTGTTTATTTCTGCATCTTCCATTCCTGCTACTCTTAACTTAATTATATTGGTTAACTGAAAGTGTTTAATCTCAAAACCTTTTGTTATACCTAAATACTGATTACGGGTGTATGCTACTTGATTTATTAGTTCACTAATAGCAACAACCTCAGCTTCGCCATCTGCATACTTTTCTGCATCACGGGAACTAAGTGCCTTGTTGTAGTTCTCTAAATATTTTCGTAAATATTCACTACGTTTTTTACGTAACTGTATATTTAGATGTTCTAGGATTGCTTCAAGTTCTTGTAATTGAGCAAAACGCAATTCAACGTAAGATGGCAAATGTGTAGCATTTTTCTCCACATTGCCATAAATTCTTACTTCTGAACGTGCATCCGATAATTCATTGGTGAAGTAATCAACGCAATCAGGAATTTTAGCCCAATCCTTAACTACCTTACTATACCAATTTTCCATTACCAGTCTTCCTCTTCATCTTCAAATTCTTCGAAATACCTGTCTACCGCCGTTTCAAGTATCTTGTCTCCTTCAGCAAATTCATCTATCTCATTTTGTTCGATTCCACTATCATCGCACACTTTAATAAATGTTTCTGCCGCTTCTAATTTATCTTTTGCTGGGATAAAAGGTAAAACTTTTTCCCATAACTCAAATACTGTTTCTAACTCTACTGCCGCCATTTGGTCCTCATAAACGATGAGGCATGTATGCCTCATAAATTGCCGAATTTGCGCCATGTTCCGCACATTCTACTCTTACACAAAAACACCTACCATTTGAAGATTCTCTTACGAGTTTATCCGCAAAACGCCAAGCGTGTTCTGAAAATTTTTCGACCCCTACACCATCTAATAGTGTAAGTTCTGCTAGACCAGATGATTCTAATTCAGTCAACTTATACAACAGAGGGTCATTTCTATCACAAACTACTTTATGGTCGAAACTATCCTCTAGCCATTTCTTTAGTGGTTTTAATCCACCAAAATCTACTACCCAATTACGTTCATCTAGTTCATTACATCCAAATGTAAATTTGAATGATAAACTATATCCATGTAATAAACTACAATGTGAATCTGCATGGGGCTGTCTAAACACTGCACTTAGTCCAATGTTATGCCCATAGCACTTGGTCGAAAAATATTTAGCCATTATGCTTCCTCGTTTACTTCGATGTTATCTAATTCTGGAGCTTCTAGTTCTTCTGATTCATCATCAAAATTTCTATCATTCCATTCTTCCATTACTACGTTAAGTTTTTCATCAGTCCAGTTTTTACGGAACTCAATCATTTCTTCGCCTGCTTTAGTCATATATTTCAAACGATTGCCTTGCTTGACTAGTACACCTTTTGCTTCAAAGAAATCCAAAAGACCACTGTAAGGACTCATACCTGTTTCGTATGGAATTTCTACTTGTACGCTTTCAAATGGTTTTGCATAACGTGTTTTCATTACTTTACAAGCCGCTCGAATACCGTGTACTTGTGATGTTTTATTACCGTCTGCGTCAACTTTAAGTTTAAGTTTTTTCATTGCAACAACAATACTTGATGCATAGATAAACCCTTGTCCACCTGAAATCTTATCATCCGGGTCAAACATATCTTGTGATGCATATGTGTGATTAGTACATACTAGTCCTACATTGTAATCACCAAACATATTAACTGAGTTACGAACTAGTGATGCTAGTGCTTTAGGTTTACGACCCATGTCACCTTTCATATCACCTTTTTGAAACTGGTCAACGTCAGTTGGTGTCAACATCATTCCTAAACTATCAATAACAAACATTACTTTAGGACGTTCTGAGTCTTCTGCATCAGCATACTCCGCCTTGTAATCTTTCATAAAGTCATTAATAATTTTAGCAACATCGTCAATCATTGCCACATTTAATTTCAACAGTTTGTCTTCGGCAGTATCTACTTGCAATGCATGTAGCCATTTCTCATCTAATGCATTTTCTGAGTCTATCAGAACTACAAAGATACCTTGGTCTTGTGCCGCCTTGACAATGTTGCCTGCCGCAACATATGATTTACCTGCACCGCTTTCGCCTGCAAATACTGTTACTTTTCCTAGTGGAATACCTTTATAAAAGTCTCCACTGATTAACTTGTTTAGACAGTAGTTACCTGTTGAGATCCAAGTATCAGGGTCACGAAAACCAGAACTAACGCCTGGAACTGCTTTTGTGATACTTTTTCTAAATTTACTTACGTCAAATGCTCTTGGCATATTCTACTCCTTTGATATGGAGGGAGACACAAAGTCTCCCTCACTAGTTGTTAATGATTAATCAGATTTACGACTTCTAATCATTTTCAGGATATCAGCGGCATCAGTTCCCTGACCACCACTTGCTGGCGCACTCGCCTCTGCCATTGCTGGTTGAGGTGTTGCTTCTGCTTGTACAGGAGCCGGTGTTTCAGCTGGAGTTGAAGTTTGTGCTACTGGAGCCTCCGCAACCTTCGGTGTTACTGCTGATGCAGTTGGTGCCGATGATGCTGGCTTAGTATTACCTACATCCAATCCATATGGTTTATAGTAAGAACCCCATTTTTCTGGGTCATAAAGATGCCCATCAACTGATGCTTCGAACATTTCCATAATGATACGAACTTCTTCATCACTAGGACGCTTCGGCATAAAATCACCCAAGTCATATAGACCATGAGTTTCAACCGCCTGACGTTCTTCTTCATTTAGAGAACGCTCTTTACGTGCCCAATTTGAAGTTGAATAGTCTGCATACTGACCTTTTTGCGTTTTAGTAAGACGGAAGTCTGTACCTGCATCATAGTCAGTTGGAAGATTTTCCATATCTGGATCCATTAGAGCCGCCTTCAATAGTTTGAAGATTTGTGGCCCAATTACGAATCTACGAATTGGATTTTCTGGAGTTGCTTCGTTCATTGGATCTTGAACAACAAATCCTTGGAAGATGTAAGAACGTTTCTTCCAATACTTACGTCCAATATCTTCCATAGAAGGGTCTTTGAACCAAGGACGAATTTCTGCATGTACGGGACATGTATCACCCCACATTTCAATACAAGGAACTTGTACTGTTACTGGTTTCGATTCGTCACCCCCTTTGACACCTGGAAAAGGCATCTTGATGATTTGTCTCTCACGCCAGAAAAAAGTATTTGAATTGTCTGAATCCGGAAGAAAACGAATAACTGATGTAGAATCAGTGTCCATATTCCAGAAAGGATAGATGGCATCTGTGCCTCTATTTGCGTTGGCATTATCTGCCGATTTGTTATCTTGTGCAAGAAGTTTTGCACGGATTTCTGCTAAAGTAGCCATATTTTATTCTCCTATATTAGCCTGTATTAGTTTGTTTTGTTTTATTAGCCTAAGTGTAAACAGTTTACTCTCAAACATGTTTACTATTATACTTATCTTCGGGAGCAAAGTCAAGCGTTAAATACGTGTTTTTTGTATTTTTTTCCACAAAAAAAAGGGACCCTAATAGGATCCCTGATTTTATTGGTTTTTTTGGTATGTTATGCTGGAATTTCGAACTTAGAAAATGCTTCTGAAAGCATTCTATCAAACTGTTCATTCACAGGAGTACCTGCAGTTTCTACTGCTTCGTTCTGTGTTGCTAGTTTTCTCAAGTATCCAGTAATTTGAATCTTTTCTTTTGTAAGACCTTTGCCTGAACGAATCGAGTTACCCATATCCATTAAGAACATTGACAATTCAGCCGCTCTGTCGTGGCCTTTATTTTTACGCTTATTGTCATCAGTAGTGTCAACGTCTACTCTGTCTGCTAAATCATCGATTGATAATGCTAACTTAAGTTTCTTTTGTTCTTCTGCTTCTTGTGGAGTACGAGGTTCTGCATATTGTTTCTTAATTGCATCGTAATCGTATTCTGCGCCTGGCTTTCTAGGAAAAGTAATTTTGTTTTTCTTTTCACCAGTTTTCTTATCTTTTGCTAGAATAATTTCTTTAACACGTGCAATTTGGTCAGCACGGTTATCTTCCATTTCTTCTTCATTTACACGATGAATTAACGGCAAAACATCCCTTAAAGATTCTTCAAATGTTGATTTTGTAAATTTAGAAACATAGCTGTTTACGGTATCTTCTGTAATTTCAGCATTTTGTTTTGCTTCTGTTGTTGCCATTTTTTCAACAAAACTTGCGTATCCTTTTGCACCTTGTACACGCTTAATAGATTCTTTAATTGATTCCATTCTACGCTTAACATTAAGTACAACTGAACGATTGCTTTCATTGATTAGTGATTGCTTATTAACAACATTCATAAACTCTTTTAATTTTGCTAGGTTTGATGAAAGTTCTACAATAGCCTCACCCACCATGTCGCTAGGTACACCACCATGTGAAACGTGTCTCGCCATTGCTCTTGCGCCGTTCAAGTGTTTGAATGGATACTTGAAACGTTCACCTTCAGCGTTTTCAACAAATATTGCTGAAATATTACGAGAACGTGCACCACGTGATTCTTCGTTTACTGCGTTGCGGTGTTTGACGATTAGTCTTACATTTTCTAGTGTTTGGCGACTGGTACGTGATGATCCTTCTAAAGGCGATAAGCCCTCTTTCATTACGTCACTCATAGTCTGCTCCTTGTCTTTGTCTAATTTATATGTATAATTCTTAGGTTCAATATGTTTACCAAATGAACGCATATCAAAATCTAACATGTATTCACGTGATAACTGTCTCAAGCTATCCATTAATATTTTGGCTAGAGGTTTATCTATATCAACTCCTTCACCAAAATGAAGTTTGACTTCATTAGTACTTTCATCAATAGACACCATCATATTTGGTTCGTCTATATAGAAAAATCTAGCTTCCTCTGGATTAGATACACTTTTTCCATTCTCAGCATTGAACATCTTCAAAGAAATACCATTTCCTTGAATAATTCTCATCACTTTTTCTGCGATTGTTGATATATTTACAGCCATATTGTTTTTTCCTTATAGATGTATTTATCAAAATAGTACAGGAAGAGGGTCGTTAAAATCGTCTCCGGCTTCTAAAGATTCTCCTAACGTTTCCATAAATTCTTCATCAAATCTTGATATTACTTGTATCTGCCTAATACAAAGTAAAGTAGCTGAAACTAAATCATCTGTTTCACCAGATTTTGCTTCGTAACTTTTACCTTTTGCAATAAATGTTTTAAATTCTCTAATTAAGTTTCTACTCAGCGGTACCATTTTATCGCTCTCAATCCAAGATTTCAGCTTCATACATGCTGTTATTTTAGTTTTGTAAGATGTAGTGAAACCTTTTCTAATTGCTTTTTGTATTCCTTTTTTCTTAGGCTCATGTAAGAATTCTCCTGGGAATTTGTCTTCATCCATTTCTTCTATAACTATAAGAGCCGCTTCTCCCAGTGAATTGTTTTCAACAGACCAATAAATTTCCGGTCGTTGATTTCCCATTTCTTTCATTTCGTCATTTAGTATTGTAAGAATATCGTGCATAGTTTTTACTTGGCCTCTGATATCAGTACGATTGCTTTGCCATTCTGCTACTTGTACTAGTTCAGGCAAAGACCATACTTCAATAGCAGAATTATCCCCACCAGTACCCATAGCAGGATCAAGACCAATAACGTAAGTAGAATTTTTGTTAATTTTTTCATACCATCTTATTTGTCCAGTTTTCATAAGTGGCTCTTTGCCTTCTAAATGTGACAACTTAATACTATCTACAAGTGTTTCATCAAATGCAATAAATTCGCATTCATGTTCACGTAAAAAACGTTCTTCACCTACACGTGTTCTTTCTTCTTTTGACCACTGTTCATCTCTATCTGGATGCTCATACCAGACAGCCTTGAATGGTTTAAATCCGTTGATGCCTGTTTCTTTTTCATTGCCATGGTCATCGATATTTTTATTTGCGCCGCTCCATATCAATGCAAATTGGTCATCGTCTAAGTTTGGTGTTGAGGTAATAATAGCTTTACCACCTGTTGCTAGAGTAGGAGATATTGAAGTCCAAAACTCTTTTGCAATATTAGGTCTAACGAATGCAAACTCATCACAGTATAGTAAAGAGATTGAAAGACCACGACCTGTATTTTCTGTAGTTGCTTGTGCTATGATACGTGAACCATTATCAAACTCCATACTGCCTTTGTTATAACTCGTAACACCTGCTCTAATATGGTCGGGACATAATTCATAGGCATGTCTAATTCTATGCATAATTTCTTGGGCACCTGAATATTTGTGTGCCGCAATTAGAATAGTTTGGTCTGGCATAAACATAGCATACCATAATAGATATCCTGCCGCAGTAGTAGATTTTCCCATCTGTCTACCTAACATAGAAATAGAAAATCTATAATCATGATAAGAATGAAGTAATCCCCTTTGGTATCCATATGCATCATATATCATACTACCCTTAGTTGGGTGTTGTATTTTGAAATAATTATTCAAAAAGTAAAAAGGATCACTAGCACATCTACTAAATTCTAATAGTTGTGCATTACTAAACTTCGTTTTTTGATATGCTTTTTTAGTTAAATCTGCCATATGCTATTCTATTTTTCCTACTTTACCGTCTGCTTTAATTTCTGTATCAGCAAGTCTCTTAACTCTGTCTCTCCAACCCACTTCACCTATTGCTCCGGTGAGTGTTACTCTTATGTTATCACCTGCATCCGGGTCAACACGTGTTATACCATGTATTGAATTTTTCTGTATTAATATTAATCTATTTGGTTTAGGACTTACAAATGTACCTAAGCCAACATCCATAATAGGTTTAAATTGTCTTTGTTGTTCAAACATTTCTAATGGACTATTTAATTCTTTATAACTATCATGATGCACAGTGCCTTCTTTTAATTCTAACCACTGCGAATATTCTTGTGCAGACCCTAAAGGCAAAATACACAATGTAGAATCCCAGTTTATTTGCCATTTCTTATGCAAATAATAAGTGTATGTTGTAAAGCCAAAATCACAATGCCAAGGGTTTTTAGAATTAGCAGGATAGGCATGACAACGCATTGCATAATCTTCAAATTTGCCTCCTGTAACATACTCATCGATATGTTCATATTCATTTAAAAATTTATTAAAATATTCAAACCACAAATCAGAGTTATCGCCTCTAGGATATCCACCTTGCCAACGTTTTTTATTTTTATAATTTGCACCATCAGTATAGTGCCAAAACTTATCATCACCTTGCGTCTGTTCCCATTCATCGACTTGAACTTGATTTAAAATCTTATCTTGTACTTCTTCTGGTAAGAAGTCATCAACAATCAAACACTCTGGTGTTCTCATAACAACATTATACATAGCTTTGTCTTTCTCCTTGTCTACTCAAATCTAAAGTGACACAATGTAAGCCACTGTCCCAGAAATATTTATGTCTAAAATCAAAAGGTATCATTTCAACTCCGTATTTCTTTAATTCTTTTTCAATTCTTGTATCATGCCCATTTGTAATCAATGTATTTTCGTCAATACTTACTACATTCAAATCAAATACTGTTTCATCTACATACCCAATCCAATGTGATAGCCAATTTTCTACTTTGTCTTTATAGAAGTGTTGTATTCTCATTTCGTGAAACCACTCAGGTAAATCCCATGGTGTTAAAATAATCTTATCCCAATGTTTTAATTCTTCGGGAATATATTCTTCTTTCCATGTCATTAGTAATCCTGGTTTGATAATTGCTAACATACCATCAGCATGACCGCACTCAGGGATTTCTATCCATTTAGTTTCACAACCTATATTTCTTTTTACCCAATCTAACCCTGTTCTTGTTCCTCTTGCCCCAAAATCTCTGCCTTCTGGATCATGATACGGTCTTGAATGAATTAAAGTATCACCGCATTTTATAATATTTGCGGCATGATACATTATCTGAGGTTCCATTGTCTCATAATGCTGATACTGAGACTGCAATAAAGGTCTAGGCATTGCAACATAGTTTCTTCCTTGTTTATGTTTTTCTAACATTATATCTAAGAAGTAATCACTTTCAGTATATCTATTACAATCGCCACCTATAGTATTGATAATAGTATCTCCATAAACTATATGATGGTCACGAGGACATATAGCAGGATATGGAAACTCTGATTTCCATTGTCTTGTGCTTTCAGCCTGCAAAGGTATATTCTTTGGTCTATGAACTTTAACACTTGCTGATTTAAATATATCTGATAATTTTTGAAAATCTTGTTCTGTTTCTTCTAGTATCTTTGACATACTATCAACAAATTGTGTATCATTGAATTGTTCTAAAGACTTTGTATCATAAGTGGAACCAACAATAATCTCTGTTAGTTTATCCCATTCTGTCCATATCATGTATTATCCTAATTAACTTCTAATATAATACTATTTATGCATAAAAAAAAAGGGAGCCTAACTCCCTTTTAATTTTAGATAAGTTGAAAATTATTAATATACTTGTGTTGTGCCGTTATATTCGAACTGGTCAGAGTAACCATTTGTACTTCTTCTATGATGAGAAAACTCATATTTATAGCCATCAGCATCGTAAAAAGTAAGCCATGTAGTATTTTCATAATTTGAAATTACTTGTCCTTCAAACAATTGGTCAAGTACTGTTGCTCTTGCACCGAATTGCGAACCGTCATAATCAATGTTCCATCTTGTATAACTTGACTGAGCATCTTTTGTAAATCCTGATATATGATATCCATTTGGTGCATGAATGCTTGAGTATGCAGAATCATCCAATCCCCAAGTATGATATGCACTGTTGCCCGACAAGGTAAACGTATTAGACGGTATTGTATCGCCTAATTCCAGTGTTGTACTTGATGGAGCATGTACTACTTTAACAAGTGTAACGTCAGTAGTCATACCAGTTGAAGTCCAATCAGGGTGGTCACTATCCATATCAACATGGTCATTTATGTAAGATGATATATTAGTATTATAACTAGCACCTGTAACACGTAGATAATGAGTACGTGCCTGTGTTGGCGTTCCAGTTGATGTTTGAGTTGGCCATGCAGTCGTAACCGCTGTATCTGTTATTAGTCCATGGTCTTGTGTATCGACTACTACCAAATCATTTACTGTAGATAAATCTACGAATTCTCTTGTACCTGATTTAGATCCCCCAAATGATGCTCTGTGTACCGCTCCCGATGTTGGCAAATCAACCGCATCATCTGTAATTGAACCGAAATCTTCTAGTTCTGCTAACCAAATAGAACGTCTAACTATTACTTTTGGGCCAGCACCTGCGTTTTGCCAAGTAACCCCACGATATTTTGCCATTATACCATCTCCTAAAAAAATATATCAGTTAATCTTTATTGTATATATTTATCATAAAGGTGGAAAAGTAATACACTTATATAAAGCGTATTACAAATACTTATTATTGAGGATTTTTATTAGAAAGTGCCTTGCTTGCCACTGCACTTGCTCCAGCACGTGCCGCCATGCCTTTGATGCCTTTCTTAAGCAATGCACCACCTACTGCTTTCGCTACTGGTGCCAACACTGCTAATGGTGCCAATTCGTCAACTTTCTCAGTACCTGCAAGTTTTCTTAGTCTTGCTAATTCTGGGCTTTCTTCTTTTTTAATTTTTGACCAGCCTTCTTGGTCAGCCATTTCATCATCCATGCCTTGGAAGTTATTATCTTGTGGTTCAAAATATGTAAATTCACTTGCTGGCATCATGTGTGTAAACTTGTGAAGTTCGTCTTTGCCACAATATCCAAAAGCACCTGTATCAGTATTAATACAAGCAAATTCATTGTCAGTGGATTCACCCATTGGTTCTGATTCATTAGTTGGAGCACCCATTTTTGCTTGACGAACTAGCATCTCTAATCCTTCTTGGTCCATAGTTTGCTCTATTTCATCACCTGAATAGTTATCTTGTTCATCACCCATGGCACCCACTTCTGCTTTGTGTTCTTCGCCATTTTCGTCTTTAACAATATATGTATATTCGCCTACTCTCTTGTATGATAGTGGGCCACCTTCTGGTGATTTAAACTCGCCTTCTAGTTCTGATTCATTTACTTTATGATGAGACTTACCACATTCTTCACATGGGTCTTTTCCACAATCACAATCACATTTTGCTTCATTGATTGATTCATCGGCTTTTTCTTTTTTATCTTTAGCCGCTTTTTTCATTGTTTCTTTTTTGTCACCATCACCATCGATATCAGCAAAGTCAGGCTTTGCTTTCTTTTCTTCTACTTTTTCTATTTCAGCCATTAGTGATTCATAAATTTCACTTTCGTCTAGTGAATACTCTAATGGGTTATCACCTCTTGAAGGTTGTAACTTTTTGGATTGTTTTGAAATGCTTTCTGGAGATTTCTTTGAGTAGTCATCTAAATCTAACTTATCGTTAGCTGGTGTTGGTTGATATTCGTTTTCTTCGATTGACTCATCGCACCCACATGACGAATCTTGCATACCTGCTAATTGCATCATACGTAAAACTTCTTCTGAATGTTCTGTACTTGTGTTTGATGTAGTAACTGATTTTCCGTTATCATCAGTAACAGTTAAATTATAATGTTTGCTCATTTTTTATCTCCTGAGATAACAGATGGACTAGACTTTTCTTCTGTATCCATTTGTTCTGGTGCTTGGTCTCGTACTTCTTTCGGACTTAATTCATTTTCTACTGTGTCATTTTCTTTTGGTGTTAATGACTTTAGAAAATCGTCTACAAAAGTACGACCATAGTTTTCACCATTGTCTGATTTTGATTCTTCTTCGGAAGTAAGTAATGCTTCTTTATCTTCTGCTTCTACTTCCTCTTTTGGTTCCCATCCTTCTGGATGTACTGCAACATGTGTTAGATGCATACCTAATAAATCTGAAAGTTGCTGACGTAAGATGTCGGCTGATACCGGATAACCAGTAACAATGTCAATTTTAGATACTTCTGAATTTTCTACTTCTTTAAAAAACATTGGGTTCTTTGCGATTGGAGTAGTAGATGTTTTTGATATGCTTCTAAGGTCATATTTGCCTAGAAACTTTTCAATTCTATCTTCTGCATTCGCATCTAACTCACAGCAAAAACGCAATGTGTGTTTATGTTCTTTTTCTGACTCTATTAAAAATTCTTTAAATTTTTTCATGTTGCTCTCCAACGTACTACTCTTATTTATCATTTTTGTTATTTTTTTCTGATTTTTTACCGGTTGCTTCATCGGCAACTGCTTGTGCAGAAGCAATTCTTTTTAATAATTCGTTTCTATCCATATTTAAAGAGCCTTCAGCTTCAATTTCGTCATCATCTTTAAGTAAATCTCTATCTTTCTGATGGTCTAGCTTTGCTTTTTGTAATTGCAAATTAATCATTTTTAATTTTCTGTCTACTTTGCTATCTTTAGCCTCTTTTGCTGTTTTTAATAGCTGATTTGCAGTTTCTAATATCTTTGCACCAGCGTGTACTTCCACATTCATGCCTAATTGCAATAAATCTTCAAATGTCTGCATAGCCTTGCCATGAATATCATCCATTTCTCTATCGTGTTCATTTAAATCTGATACCATAGGCAAAGAAGCATCAATTTTCTCTGCATTCTTCATTTCAGTATTAATTATTTTGGATATTTCAGTAGATTCTTCTATAGTAGGCACACCTTCATCAATATCATCTTCATTTGCGATAATTTTTTCAATTTCATCACTACTAGAGATATTAAATGTTTCTTCTAATTTCTTTGTCATTTGTTGCTCCTATTATATCAGTAGTTAATAGTATTTATCAATCTATTTTAACTATTACTTTTTTCTTTTAATAGGTTTAGGTTTTTTAACTTTAGCCTTTACTGGTTTTGGTTTTTTAGTATTTTGATATATATCACCTTCATTCAAAACACGAAAACGCATGCCTCGTTTCTTTGCCCATTGAGTTGCGGCATCCCATTTAGCAAAATTAACTACAACTGCCGATTTATCTGTTTTTCTTCTTGCTAATTCTGGGTTAGATTGTGTTGCAGGTTTAATTTCGACTAACTCTGCATTCTTATTTCCTTTTTTATCCATATATACGATAATAAAGTCAGGAACATACCCAGTAACTTTTCCAGTCATTGGATTTTGATAGGTTATTTTGCAAGGTTCACTTGCCCACGCAACAACACTTGGATTATCATCACAGAAATTCATAAAAGTTTGCTCCCAACTGCTTCTAAAGGTAGGTTCTCCCTTACCAGAATATTTCTGTGGGTTTCTTATTGTATATTTTCCTTGATGATACTTTTGCTTCATTTAATAATTGCTCTTTGAACCAGTGTGTTAGGTTTAGATGGTTTTATTTTACCAGTCTGGTACCCAAATCTCAAAGAACTATTAATTACGAATGCGCCTAAATCATTTAAGTCAAAGTTAGGGCCAATTTCATCAACTAGTGCATAAGGACTAACTCCATAACTTCTAGCTACGTTAGTTATTTCTCTAGCAAACGAATCTGCCTTGGCTTCTGTGAAGCCTTTCTTTCGGAATTTTGCTTTTAGTACATCTATGTCAAATGCCATCTTACTGACCTCTCGTTAAATTCTTCAATACATTTATAGAAGATTGTGAATTATTAAGAGCAGTAGTTGTAGCATTAATATTATTAGAAGGAACTGTGGTTGTTTGGACTTGTCCGCCGCTGGTCCTACTTGAATTATTAATACCGTCTCTAACTAAATCGCCCAATATCCCATATTTACTCTGACTAGTTTTGCTTAGATTCTGTAAAGAGCCTATACCAGAGTTTCCTATTATTCCTTGAGCCGCTGAGTTTTTAATATTGCCCCAATTAATACTTCTTCCGTTAAAAAACGCATTTACTAATTCATTTTTTATTGCGCCACCGAAATTGCTTGAGCCGTATGATCCGGTACCACCATCATATGTATTGCCAATATTGGCAAAATCTGCTACTTGTGGATATTTTGTTTCTGGAGTAAATGGGTCGCTAAATCTAGCTTCTGTTGAAACTGCTTCAACAAACTGGTGTCTTGATTTTGCTTCTTCGAATTTTGCTTGTGCAATATCATTCTGTGCTTGTAGAACATTTGAAAATTGTACTGGATCAATATCCTGACCATTGAATTCATTCATGTTAACAGACTTAGATTGCTCTACTGCATTATTTAATCTTGTTAATTCGTCTAATTTTTGTTTATTAATTAGTGCGGCTTGTTCTGCTGTTTGATTAGCAAGTTGATTTGTATTAATCTTCCAAGGTGTGTCATCAGGTGCTGGGTTTGTTGCACTATTTACATCACTTGGATCTTTTTTCATTTGTGTTAATAAATCATTAAGTTTATCATTCCATTGGTCATGTTGTAAAATATCACTTGTGCCTGATTGAGAAAATAAAGACTCTAATATATATGGCTGACCGTCTGTCATCCATGTAGGGAATGTTATCTCATCTGCAACTGTTTCGAATGTGATATTTTCTGGTTGCAAATTAAAATCAATCATTTTTAAGTTACTATCTGCATAGTCACTTGCTGAAAAATTAATAGATGTTACAATTGGATTGACTAACGTAATCTTTTGTATTTTACCAGTTCCGCCAGTCTCTCTGTCTAGGTTTCCGAAAAAATGAAATATAACAACTTTTTCAAAGTTCTGATGATATGCTTTTCCACTATCTGGAAATTTTCTACCTTGATTAATATCTTTAATACTATTTTCTATATTTGCACTATCAGTTGGTATAGCGCCATTCTTAAAAAATCTATTATAGATATTATTCATTAAATGAAAACCATCACCATTGATAGTATCATACATGCTAATTGCCACTTCACCAAAATCTACACGTGTGGGAATATGTACTCTTTTACCGTACCTATCTATTGGTACAGTAGAAGTAGAAATGTTAATCCCACCTACTGATTTTACGAATTTGTTGTTTGGAAGTGTCTGTCCTACTCCTCGGTTGACTTGGTGGAATTCAACATACCACATGTCTCCCAATTTTGGAGCGGATGTAATGGGTCCGACACCGTCGAACCCAAATCTTTTTCTGGCGTTACTGCTATCCTGGACTACAATATTGCCTGGTTTATTTTTACCGCCTTGTCTATCTGTAGCCATAATAGCCTACCTCAAGATTAACCAAGAATGCTTGAATTATTTGTAAATGTCGTATCAGGCATAATTTCAGTATCAGTGAACACAGCATTATCGTACTGTAATGTAAGTGCGATAGTTACTGGATCTGAAACTGAGTAATCTGACTGAGAATAATCTGCATTCTGAACAAAACAACCTTCTAGTTGCCATTGTTCGTTTGGATTGCCTGAGTTACCGTCAAGTATTTCAATTAATGTAGAAAACTTGTAGTTAGTACCTGCCGCTGGACCAGATTGATTTCTGTGGTTCAACTGTGACTGTACTTGTCTACCTACTAGTTTAGTTAAATTGTTTGCAATATCATCACGTAGAGTAATTGTGATAGGTTCCCATGTGTGTTTACCCATCATGTACATACGAGAGTTATATGAATCTACAGGAATTGATTCGTGTGTAATCTTTGGACGAGTTACGTTCATAACCTGTCTTGTGAATTCGGTTGTATTCGTAGTTACACCACCGAAGCCTGCTACTTGAACACGGAAACGATAGTTTAATTTAGGCTGTAGAATACCTGAGCCAGTTACGCCATCGCCACTGTCTGTAGGTACACCGAAAGTATTTAATGTTCTTGCCATGTTTTTGTCTCCTAAAAAGTTTCGAAACTTTACTTTATATAAGAGTATTTATCTAATATGAATATAATTAAAGTTGTAGTTAATAAAAACCCGACATAACTGCCGGGTTTTCATGATTTTTATTGGTTTATCTCAGCTTATGCTAGAGATTCGCCTGTATTTCTGATACGTAGTGGGATATAGATGAATTCTACAGCTTTCACTGGTTGAATTGCAACATCTACCCATAACTCATTCTTATCGATACGAGCCGGTGTATTGTTTGATTCATCACATACTACTAAGAAGTCATATAAACCTCTATTAGTAACTAATTCACCACAGAAACGTTCTACTGCATCACGCATGTTATCACGTGTGATTTTATCATTCTGTTCGAATAAGAAACCACGTGAAAGTTGATCCAATTGAAAACGCATGTAGTTAATAAGTCTTGCAACGTTAACACGGTCAAGTGCTGATGCAAATGCCTGTGTTGTTTTCTGCCCATAAACTACTAGACCTTGGTTTGGAAGGTCTGCGATTGGATTAACACGTGAAGTGTATAGTACGTCACGTTGCCCATTGCTTAAACGAACTTGTGCAAATTCGTTTTCATCGTTTACATAACCTACTTTACTTGCATTCGTTACAACACCACGTGTCAAGCCCGCTGGAGCAAACCATGGGAATGATACTTGGTCTGAGAATGCAATAGTACGCAATGCGATTGCTGATGATGGAATAACAACATCATTACCTGATAAGTCTGTTGAAAGACCATGTGGGTAATAAACTGCCGCATACGATTCTGCTGGAACATTGTCTGTTGCCCATGTTTTCAAAGATGTAGAATCTGATTTCAAGTCCATTGGTGTATCACCAATAACGAAAGCAACTTCTTTCTTATCTTTGTTTAGAGCAATCATTTCGTCCATTAACTCTGGGTATCCAGGAGATGCAATCAAGTTAAAGTAAACGCCTTCTGAACGAATACCATCGTTACCTGCAACTGCCGCCTGCATAGCTTCTACAACCATATGACGTTGTGCTGGTTTACCGAATTTGCCTGAACCATCTAGGTTAATACCTGATGCCCATTCCCACTTACCGTTAGTATATCTTTTAACATTGTAAGTAGAGTAATCCATGTTTACCATGTACATACCTTCTGGTGCTAATTCTGGATTAGTAGTCTTAGCATGTACTGTACGAGACATTACGTTGCCGTCTTCATCACGTGGAGGGAGGTCTGAATAATGTGAGAATATCACACCATTGCTAGATGATTGGTCAGCATTGTCTAGCTTGACCCATTCTGATCCACTCCAACGATAGATATGTGGATAAGGCATAGCATCACTATCAACCCATACATCACCAGTGTAAAGATTTGTTGTACCATCTTTACGTTTTGTTGGCATGCCTGAACGTAGTTGTAATTCATTGCCCATAACACCGTTAGTGTCTTCGGACCATGCATGTTGTTGCCATTTCTGAACACCACCGACATATGCGTTTTTAAGAATCTCTATTTTTAGGTCTGCGTCAAACCATAAAGTGCCTTCTGCTACTGCGCCTTTTGGTGTTGAGTTTGATGCTTCGTATGATAAATCAGACCAAGCTGAATCTACTAAAGTTGATTCTGTAAAGCCCATAGCACCGAAGCCAGAAGTGAATACAATATTTAATTCTAATCCGTCTGATTTGGTCCATCTAACTTTGTCTGCACCTACTTTTTCAACTGAAACATTAGCTGTATTCAAAGCCGCACTATTTTGCATTTTAATTACAAGTGCGTCTAATGTTGTTGCTGTTTCATTGAATTGCGTTCCTTCTACTGTGAAGTTTGCAGTGATTGATGCTGTATCTGGAATTGCTCCAGATGTAATTGTTGTCGCAGTTTTACCTGTATTTCTACGTAACTCGACAAAACCTTTTGTATCGTTATGTCGTGCATATATATCGCCTGCATCAATTAATGTTGTGCCTGCTATATCATCTGATGTATATAATGGTGCTTGAACTGTAGTCCATAGACCAGATGTTGAACTGTAAACAGCCGCAGATAAATCCATACCTCCGCCTTGTTTTGTTTTTCTAATATAAATATTACCATTTGCAACTGGCGTTACGTTATCTGACTGGTGTGTTGGAGCAAATAGGGACCATTGAAAATCTGATCCGCCTACATCGCCTGCAACTACCCAAGATACGCCGACTTTTTCCCAAATTGTAATTTTAACTGTTGACGTAACTACTGCGATGTCGCCTGCTGAACCAAAAGTATTTGATGGTGCCGCAAAACCGTCTGCATTGATAGCCTCAACATTACCTGTTCCAGGTGCATCTGTCAATATTTTTGGTGCAACTGAATTCCATGTTGTACCGTCGTATTGAAAAATACCGAAATCAGATGATGCTGTGTCATGCCAATATGTTCCGTTTGTTATTGCGCCAGCTGGTTCTGTTGAAGTCGCTTCTAGTTGTGACATGTCTACGTCCGCACGTATTACATAGGCGTTATTTGAAACTCCTAAGTATTGATACGCCGCTAATAGGCCATATTCACTTGTCTCTGATCCTTGCACAACTGAACCACCAACTTCGTAGAACACTGGTTCGCCGAAAGTTTCAACTAATTCTCGTTGTGAAGAAACCAGATATGCAACACCGGCGTTAGCCTGTAGTGTTCCAGATGCGATTGCTGAACCAGATGCGTCTGTTTTGTTTGTTGCCGTAGCAACGACTAGTAGTGGAAGTGTACCTTGTGTAGCGGCCGCATATTGCGACTCATCACTAACAACAACTGACACGCCCGGTGATACTAATGTAGGCATTCTGTTTCTCCTTAATTATACTTAATTATATAAATTGCTTTATAGCAAAATTCTTTTATTGCTACAAGTATTTATCGAAAAATGCAAAAAAGTGGGTGTTTTTGAATTAACTACGTAGACAATACATCTGAAACTTGGCTATATAGATGTTCCAAGTCTTTTGAGTTGTCAAACTCTATGTCAAAGTCCCAGCCTGCCCAACTATACTCACTTTTATGTACATCTGGATATCTAGTCATTAAATCTATTTGATTTTTTGTGTTAGACCTAACAGCGTAATCCCACCATTGGGGTTTTTCTTTACGCCATACTACTGTAGTTTTACCGCCTAAACGTTTAATTACATCTAACTCATTATAAAATCTGCAATCAGAAATGACTACATTTTTATCTGTCAATTCTACTTGTCTTTCACAAGCCGCTACCCAAATATCTGGGTGAAAATGTGTTCTGAATACATCAGTGCCTACATGTTGTAAAGCCCATCTAGGTGTAAAGTTAGGAATACCTAATCTTTTTGCCCACCATTCATCTACTTGTTCTCTGAATACTCTACTCTCTGGTGTATTGCCTTCTAATAGAATTCTATCCCAACCAAATATATTTGCACATGCATCTTTTAGCACACCTGCAAAACTAATACGTTGAAACCCTTGTTCAATTAAATTACCTGCTACTGTATCTTTTCCATGTCCTATTAACCCACAAATGCCTATTATTTTCTTCATATAATCCTCAGTATTATGTTATACAGTATTATGGTAACTATTGCGCCTATTGATGCTGAAAACCAAAAGCCATAAGTTTGAACCAGTAACCCAAATATAACAAAAAACGAGAGACTTGTCAAGACAAAATATATAGTTTGTATAGAAAATTTTGAAAACGTTGCAGTATCAACGCCTCCGAACCACATAAAAATCATTGCCAGAAATGCAGTGAATGGTATGCCCATCAATAAAGCCGCCATAGTAACGCTACGATTAGCCATCATACTTACTGATGCAACAATTATACCAGATATTATAGCTTTTAAAATGAATTCCATACTTCTCTTAATCCTATCTTATCTATCTTAGTATTTACTAAGATATCATTTTCTTTTTCTTTATCTATAATTTGGTCGAGAGTGTATGAATGTGTAGTTGGTTGATTTATAAATTCTATTAATAATTGTAATTCTTCTTGTCCATCAAATGCATGTTTAAGTACATTAGATAGTTTAATCTTTAAACTACTTTCTAAATTTTTTAATGACATATGATCCGGGTAGTCCAACATATCAACATCAGGCATCTTTCCAAAATGACTGTATGAAAACTCTACTATATCCTTTAATAGGTGTATGTTAAAGACGTTTATCACAGTATGCATACCTAACGTCATATTATCTGATTTATGCTCTGTAAAGTGATTTATGGCGCTCTGAATAGTATCCCAGGTGTGCGGTGGTCTAAGCACTTCGTTTGCTTCACCTATTGCATCAATGCTAAAGACTACTTCTACTTCTTTTATTTTAGACCAAGCATCAAATATTTCCTGCTTTGGTATTATTGTACCATTAGTATTATAAAACAATCTTACGTTACTAGGAGCATCTGATTTGTTTATGATTTGATTTAAAAAGTTTGAATGCTTCTTATCCAATAATGGTTCGCCGCCAATAAATTTAACAAAATCTAGTTTAGACAAGTCAGTATTATAATGTTCTAAATCAAATGAATCTACAGATACATCAACCGACATACCTGGATTTTTTATTAATTTCCATTTACTACTAAAAGTATCATTGCACATTCTACAAGATAAATTACAATGTGTCGATAACGCAGTCTCTATATATCTTATCTTTGGCTCTTGTCCTATGAATTTATCGTACTGATTAAATTGTTGCCTGAATGATTGTGTATTATTATCTTCTGCACGCCAACACTTGTCGCACATTGAAAGTTTTTCACCTTTCAACATTTTACTTCTTATATCATTGAAGAATTTAGAATTAAATGCGTTATGCAACCCATCTTTTAATTTTGGGGCTTCGTCTATGTTTGGGATATTGCTTTCTTCTACAAAGCAACAAGGCAATACAGTACCATCTACCTTTAATCTCGCATGAGACCACAGTAAGGAACAAGCAGTTTTGGGTATATTATCCAATTACAAATCCAAGTGGAGAAGAACCATCTATGTAAGTTGATAGGTCTTGTTCCAACTTGTCAATTAAAACATCTGCCTCATTTTTCATTTCTGCACCATTAAGTGATACTCCACCTTGGGCGCCAGGTAATGAAGAAAATTTACTTCGTGCTTCGCCTAACATTTTTTTACAATATGCTAATGTATAATCTCTCATCCAAGATTTAAGATATGGGTCTACTAGAAGTTGTTCTTCTGGTCTTTCTAAATGGACATGCATAAGAACCATTTCGTCGGCTCTCATTCTACGTAATAGTTTTATTTTATTAGTTGTTGGATTCCAAATATATTGAATATCAGTTGCGGCAACTCTATTTAAAGATTCACGATATTGAGCAAATGCTTCAAACGTAGCAAGCCCACCTATATGATTGTTTAAGAAAAAATAAGAGTTGGCATATGCTAGTTCAAACGGATCCATATCTACACCGCCCGATATACCGTGACCAAATGAACGATGATGTATCTTCTTAACTTCAACAATTTCTGCCGGCAACGTGTATTCGTCTACATCTTTTTTCAATTCCATAGCATAGAAATCTTCTTCTACTGCATTTTCAGAACGTTGTCTTATTTTTGATAAAGCAACATCTACTGCTAAATCATAGTGGTCAGGATCAAGTTCGATATCGACCATGCCGTCACCTAGCAATAATCGTACTTCCTTAATTACATCGTTTCTAACTTTTGTGTTCTTAGCCATTGACTATACTCCAACTATATACAGTATTTATCATTTACTGGAGATATAAAAAAAGCCCATTAACGAATGGGCTCTTTTATTTACAATTTGTATAATATTATGTAGAATAACCTCGGTCTGTTGGGATATTTTCTAATATTTCATTCCTTGTAGCTTCTGCATATGTATGATTGAACCCGTCTTCATCCTTAACTGGTTCACCTGCACCTGAAACTCCTGAATCTGCAATTTCATAAGGTACATCAGTTTTAACTTCATATGTATATGATACATTATGTGTATCTTCCATCCATTGTCTAAAAGGAGTTGTATACGCCTGATAGTTATCGTAGTGTCTTGAATTAATAAATGTCAGACCGTATGCAAATTTATTAGCGTCTTCTGGGTGCCAACCATATAATCTAGTATTTTCAAAAATAAAATCTCTTAATGCTTTGGCATATTTTGTACCATCTGCGGCAATATATTCATCAAGTAAGTTCTTAATCATTTTGCCACCATCTACTTCTGCGCCACCTTGAGCAGTAATAACCGCATCGGGTACAGTTACTTCCGCGAAGTAATATCGTTTTTTGTTGTTTGCCATATCTATCTCTCCCGGGATATAAATTAGTAATGTTAATTTAGTATGCTCGTCAGCATCTACATACTATTTATCAAAATACCTTGAGAAGCAGGGTATGTTCATTAATTCTGCCATTCATCTTTGTAGGGACACTCTTAATTGCTTCAAATTGCTTGTTAAGAGAACGTTTATTGATATCTTTAAATATCTTTAATTGCTCTTGAGGCTTACGTAGGGTCTTCTGTACACTAGTTTCCTCGTTAAATCGTATCATGGTAGTACCTTTAACACTAAGGCCGCTTCCTTCACGTTTTTGGTTCATTGGATCTACATTACTCGTATGATATATACCTAGCTTACGTGATTTTGTATTATAAAGAACTAGTATATTACTCCCAACTATCTCAATAGGATTAATACTAACTAATCCAGTATCAACATGTTCTTTCATAAACTTCATTTTAGATACAAGTTTTTCAGAACTAACAGGTTTCTTTTTACGAGGCTTTCGGTCAAATTTTGCATTAGCAATTACCATATCACAAGCCTGTACAATACTCTTATACATTTCGTACATTGCTTTAATTTCAGACTTTTCTAAATGAGAATAGCCTTCAATAAGTTGTTCGTGCCAATCAAGTTCCTTTTCAGACATTCCTTTTGTCTTAGGAGGATTAATTAGTTCATCATACTCATTAAAATTTGCAACGTACAACTCCCTAATAACTTTAGCGTGATTGGCTTTTGCTTCCTGCTTACGCAAAATATTAATAGGCTTGAAATTTTTCAATGAGTTTGTATCCATATCAAATTCATCAATAAAGTCTTCTAATTCATCTGTCATAGACAATGCTTTTAAACGTAGAAGTTCTTGTATAGAAGGACGATATTTATTTTTCTTTTGTTCTTCTTTTTCTACTTCTTCTTTTGCCTCACGCATTTCTTTTCCACGTGCGATTGCAGTAGTAACTTGTTTGCGAATAAATTCACTAATTGGAGTTATGTGTCCGCCAGTGCCCGGAAGAGTTTGCCAGTAATCATCTTCCTTTTGATTAAAGTCAGGCATACCATCCAGTAGTAACCTTGAACATATTGCACATGTTACACTCAATGACGATTCTGGTGGGATCTTTGCTAACTTTATTTCTTCGTTTGTATATCCGTTCTTTCCCATCCATGAAAATATGTATGCATATAAATCTTTTGGTTGATAATTTTCATAGTAGAAACTACGGGCATGTTCTTTCTTACGATGATATTCTGCTCCGGACAAAGTTTCCCAACCATCCCATTTCGGTGATTCTAGTTTTGCTCCTCGTTTGGATGGGGCTCTCTTTATTGCTTTTTTCTTTTTCGCCAATGCCATTTAATTTTCGCTCCGTGATAATTCGAATCATTTAATCTCAGTTTCTATTTAACTACAAATAGTGTTTTTTGTCAAGTTTTAAGTCTATCCGTGTTATTATCTAACAAATTAGCATCCTCAAGTACATCATTGCGTAGTGCGTTTATAAGCAATGCACTTCTATATAAATTAGATTTATTAGGCATTGTACTATGCAATGTTCTACCATCATACATTAGCACATCGCCTGCTTTTGCTAAAAATTGGTGACCTTCATTAACTAATCTATCATTGTAATGCTCTTGGTTGTCCTGAATATCTTTATAATATATCTTTTCCAAATGCGAACCAGGAAGATACGCAGTGCCGCCATTCTCTAAAGTGAAATCATTAAGAGGTATAATTATTTGTACACCCAATGTAGCATCTACTTTGGCATATTTTTCAAATCGATAAGGCGTATCTATGTGTGCATAAATTTTACTTGATTTAGGTGCAGTGGTAATACAGTCAACCGCATGTATATTCCACTCCTTGGATCCAAATAACGTATCAATATACTTGTTTAATGGTACAACAACTGGTAACCACATTTCTCTAGGAGGTGCTTTTGTCCACCAAACATCATATGTACGTTTTCCGTCATGTTCATTATAGTAAATACCGTCTGATCCATTGCCTCTGTGTGCATTATCAGGGTTCATTGCCCATAATCTAAATTGTTCTATTGCAATTCTAGGTAAATAATCACGTGCAATAATATATCCTGCACTAGTTAATCGGTCATCCATGTGTTATGCTCCTACATATATTCCTTATTATATGATAAATACGTATAGAAGTCAAGGAAAAAAAATATGCCAAGATTAAGTTTATGGAATCCTCGTAAGGGAAATGATTACAAATTCATCGATAAGATGGTGAAGGGGCACTTCGACCACGGCGGTACCTCACTACTTGTTCACAAATATTTAGGTTCACAAGACACAACTGATCCTGACTATGACCCTACCAAACCAGCAATACAAGATTTGCTATTCATGGAGAACCGTGACAGAAAATATGATGATAACATCTATGACCTACGTGGCGTATATACAGTTACAGACCAAGATATGGACTTATCTCAGTTTGGTATGTTCCTAGGCAATGACCAGATTATCTTTACTTGTCATATAAATGATATGGTAGAAAAATTAGGAAGAAAAATAATGACAGGAGATGTCATTGAACTTCCACATATGAGAGAAGACCTATTACTTGATGAAGAGGCTTCGGCAGTAAATCAATATTGGGTCGTACAAGATGCATCAAAAGCCGCAGAAGGATTTGATCCAGGTTGGTGGCCTCACATATGGCGTTTCCGTTGTAAACAATTACAAGATACACAAGAATACTCAGATATACTTGGAACAGGCGAAGAAGCAGATGATTTGAAAAATCTTCTGTCTACATACAATAAAGAATTACAAGTCAATGATGCCATTGTAGAAGAAGCCCAAGAAAATGTTCCAGGAAAGTATTGGGATTATAGAACAAACAGTTTACAGTATGTAAAGGGTGGCGAACATCCAGAAGATTTAGATATGGCAACTGTTGCAAATGGTAAGAGTTTTCCAAATGAACCAGCAGAGAATACTTATTTCTTAAGAACTGATTATTCTCCAAATAGACTGTTTCAATACCGTGTTAATAAATGGTACAAGATAGAAGACAGTGACGGTGGTTGGGAAGTTGGTAATCACTTGCATCATAAATTTATCAATAACGATGGCGTAGTCAAACTAGAAGACGGCACAGTTGTTGCAGGAAAGGTTAATTTGTCAAAAGCAGTTAAACCAAAGGTAGATTAATATGGCGACAGTAAAGCAAACACATTTTTACGATGAACAAATAAGACGATATATTCTACAGTTTATTAGGATATTCAGTGGGTTCACAGTAAAAACTGGTAAGAAAATGAACGACGGTGTAACTGATTATTATATAAGAACACCAGCAAGATATGGTGACGTATCTCGAATGGCGGCTACTATTATGAAAGGTAATAGTGAAAATATTATCAATTCGGCTCCATTTATTAGTTGTTGGATACAAAGTTTACAACCAGATAGGTCAAGAGTACAAGAACCATTCTTCAATGATGCTGTAGCAGTCACAGAACGTAAGTTTGATGAGAACACACAAAAGTACACAAATGCAGAAGGCAATAGGTATAATGTTAAAAGACTTATGCCAGTTCCTTATCTACTAAACATGCAAGTTGATGTTTGGACTAGTAATACAGACCAAAAATTACAACTAATGGAACAAATATTAGTGTTATTCAATCCAGCGTTAGAGATACAACACAATGACAACCCTGTTGATTGGACTACAATTACTACTGTAGAACTAACTGATATTCAGTGGTCAAGTAGAGGTATTCCTGCAGGCATTGAAGACCAAATCGATATTGCTACTATGTTCTTTCAAATACCTATTTGGATTAATCCTCCAGCACAAGTAACAAGACAAAATGTTATAAGAAACATTATACACAACTTATACACATACTCAGATTTAGATACATTAGATTATGATCCTGATGCATTTGAATTCTTTAGAGATTTACAAAAAGAAGCAAGTGTGGTAGTAACACCCGAAAATTATGCATTACAAATTACTGAAAATAATGGTCAGTATGTCGCACAGCCTCTGGCAAACGGCAATTATGCCGATGGCATAAAGTGGGAAGATGTTTTCAAAAATTATGGAAATTTAGATGATGGGATATCAAGATTAAGACTTAAATTTCATGGAAATCTTGAAGATGATGGGTCTGATATTATCGGTACAATATCTTCAACACCAAATCCTGAAATAATTGAATTCGCTGTAGATACTGCAACATTGCCAACTAATACAATTGGCGCAGTAGATAGGGTCATAGATGCAGGCAATGTTAAGCCTGGATTTAATAACTTTCCAAATCCTGCACTAGGTCAAAGGTATCTTTCATTGACTGATGCTAATTCTCAAAGCATATGGGGAATAGATATAAATGAAAATGATATAATTGAGTATAACGGCAGTGGCTGGATTAAATCTTTTGATTCCAAAACATATACTTTACGTGCATATGTAACAAATGCAAAAACTGGACAACAGTTTAAGTTTGAAGATGGAACATGGAATGACACATTCCAAGGAATTTATGATGGTGGATATTGGCGACTAGAGTTACTACAATAGGAAAGTTGTAAAAAATGTTAAAAGCCGCGGGCGCATGTATAATTGCTAAAGACACAAAAAGAATTATTCTTCAACAAAGAGACAAATCAGGTTCACATCCACGAAATTGGGGATTTTGGGGTGGCAAAGTTGAAGAAAACGAAAATATTGCACAAGCGTTACTAAGAGAAGTATGTGAAGAACTTGGACTTGATATCAAAGATGATATAAACAAAATTTATCCTCTAGACCAATATCATTCAAGAAACAAAGATTTCAGTTATTATTCGTTTGTGATAATTGTAGAGAAAGAATTTATACCAACACTCAACCATGAGAGTGGAGGATATGCTTGGATAGAGCATGATTATTTCCCAAAACCACTACACCCTGGTACACGTAGAACATTATTTAAAAAACATAAATTAAGAGTGATTAGAGACATTATATCGTCACTATAATATTTGTAGATTCTATTAAATACTGTATGGGAGAAGTGAGTGGAAACAGGCATAATAGATTTTAAAAAACAAAAGTTCATTAGGGACTGTATTGAGTACCTAAAGACCGGGAATGCTGAGGTTGAACTCCGAGCCATCATTAATAGTGCCACACCAGAATATATAGAATATATTAAAAAAGATATAGAATACGATACTATTATAGTAATAGACGCTGTAATAAAAAAGATTAGAACATCATCACAAAAGAAAATAACATCTAATCGTCAAAAAATTAATATAATTGCATTAGCAACATTAGAAAGATTAGCGACCGATGATGTAAGATTTGAAATTAAAGAAGTCACAGAAAGATATAGAGAAACTATAAATCCAGTAAAAGCATTATATTATGATTTACAAGAGATTATGTTTCTTTATGACGGCAAACCTAAAAATAAACACCACAAGTTTTTAATAGAAAAATTCTCTAACAAAGAATCATTTAATGATATCATCGTAGCAGTTGATAAAGATTTGCTAGATTTACAAGAATGTAGAGAAAGAATTATACAAATAAGAGAAGAACTTGGATTTGCAAATAAGAGCGAATATTACAAGAAAATAATAGACTTGTATAATGAAATGCTACAATGGAAAAGACTATTCGAAACGTTTCCCGTTTGGGTGGATGAGCATTCTAATGCTCAGGGTGGCGGATTATATCAAACACTTAAAAATTTCTTCTGCGGAGAAGAATAAAGGGCGCCGTAGCGCCCTTCATGTATCTTTATATTATTAAATTGCTATACTGCATTAGCAGGTACGTGACCGCCAAACATGTACCAAGCAACAATTACTACAACTGCTACTGCAATCCATACTTTTTTATTCTTCATTAGTTTCTTCATAACTTTCTCCTCCTTAAAAAAAAGAAGGCCGACTATGATGCCGACCTTCCCTATATTGTAAAATTATTAAGTTACTTACTTACCTACTTTAACTTCTACCATACCTTCGCCTTCTTCAAGTTTATCCTTGATAGCGATACCGATATATGCAGTCATTTTAGGATCGTGGTCTTCTTTCCATGCTGTAGCATGACCTTTGTTATCAGCCGCTACCATGATGTCGCCTTTTTTGACTGACCCCATAGTTTTAACTGGAACACGACCTTGTAGTGCGATAGCTGGGTGTGACGCATCATCACCTGCTTCGCCATTCATTAGATAAGCTGGTTTCATTGAAACAACACCTGCTAGTCTGTCACAACCGTGACCTTCTGCCGCTGTTACTTCTTTTTCGCCACCAAACATCATTACTGTGCCTTCTTCGTATTCTGCATCTGCTTCATAACGTTCTGCAAGGTCGGCATATTTTGCCGTTGTTGCTTCACCGTTGAAACGTGTTGCTGTCACGTCACCACCATTAGCAGTGATATCACCCGATACTGTAAAGTTACCAGTATATGAACCGTCCATTGCGATTGTTCTGTCTGCACTTAAGTCACCACCGCCTGAAAGACCGTTACCCGCAGTAATAGTTCTTGCGTGTGCGGCTTTTGTTGCGATTGAGTCAGTGATTGTTGTGCTAAAGTTCGCATCATCACCAAGAGCCGCCGCTAGTTCGTTTAGTGTATCTAATGAACCAGGTGCCGCATTCACTACTGCATTCGCGGCATCTGTTGCCGCCGTGTCTGCATAAGATTTTGTCGCTATTGTTGACGTATCAACATTGATTTGATTGTTCGCATCATCGTATGATAGACCTGTGTTAGCCATACCACCGATTAAGTCTTGAACAACTTCTTGTGCAGTTGCACCAAGAGTTAGACCTGCTTGTACATCTAGTGTACCTGCAACATCGGCGCCGCCGTCTAAATTAGCAGTTCCATCAACTTCAATTTGATTTTTGAATTTGATTTTACCACTCATAGTTTTGGCGATTGTTGCACCACCATCACCTTTATCTTGCGATGCAAGAATAGATACGTTACGTTCTAGGTCTGAAATACGTCTTAAATTTGATTTTGTACCAGTGAAGATAATATCATCAGTGGTCATATCGACTGTGCCTGTAATCTCTGCAATGTTACCAGTACTGTCATACTTATAACGCTTACCACGTTGAATTTTTGTATTCGTGGAACCGTTGTGTCTAAATTTTCTTCCCATCATTGTCTCCTTAAATCGAAAGGTCTTTAGATGACCTCATGTTCATAATTGAACTGTAGGGGAGATAAACTCCCCTACGTTGTTAAGTTTTATTGCTCGTCCATGTAAACTACTTCTACTTCATCGTCTTCTGCAAGAACGTCTGAGGCAAAAGTTAGTCCACTTGAAGTAATTGTTACTTCATTTGGTCTCGCCATAATTCTGTTGATATAAACAACAGCATATGGTGAATCATTTATTTCTGATGCAAAATCTACGGCGTTTGAGCCTAAAGAAATTTTACCAGAAGTTAAATTTGCCCATGTGATTGAGTGCGATGAACCAGTGTTATCTGTTTCGTCTTGTGCAGTTGTCTCATAAGCATGTGTGTGTTTTTTAGAAGTGTTACCTAACTGTACATAACGACCATCTAGTGATACTGTAACATCTGACTGTGTACCAACTGATAAAGTTAGTGTACCACTTGAGAATGAAGCACCATCTACATAGTCATTGACTTCTGTTTGTGTGTTAGTAACAGTTAAAGTACCTGCCGCATCATCATATGATATGCCAATACCTGTTCCTGCTGAAACATTAGCCATTACCGCATCTTGGGCTCTTTCATCAGTGAAGAACAAGTTTGATGATCCCTCAGTAATTTCGTCTGAGTTATCAACACCTTGAACTGCCGCTGTTACGTAAGCCTGTGTTGCGTATGAGTTAGTTGTTAGATAAGAACTTACACGTGCATCTGTGTAATAAAGATTAGTTGAACCTTCAGATACATCATCACTGTCCATACTTGCATTGATATAAGCATCAACTCTTGCATCTGTATAGTACAAGTTTGTACCTTCAGATACGTCAGTTGTTGATTTATTACCAAGTCTTGTATCAAATAGTGCGTTCACTCTAGCATCTGTATGATAAAGATTATTTGAACCTTCAGAAAGGCTATCTGTATCTTTAATAGCTAGTCTTGTATCAAATAGTGTGTTCACTCTAGCATCTGTATGGTATTTGTTATTTGTACCTTCAGTCAAATCATCTGTATCAGAAGCGGATAAGTTTAAGTTAGCACCAGTTGCCGCGGCAACTCTTGCATCTGCTCTCGCATCTGTAAAGTACAGATTAGTTGAACCTTCTGCTAAATTATCAGTATTCTTAGTTGATAATCTTGTATCCCAACGTGCGTCTGTGTAATAAAGATTAGTTGAACCTTCAGATACATCGTCTGTATCTTTAGTGCCTAATCTTGTATCAAAACGTGCGTTAGTATAATAAAGGTTAGTTGTACCTTCTGCTAAATCATCTGTGTCGCTTGATGCTAAACCTTGTGTTGAGATAACACCAGTTGATGAATTATATGTCAAGTCACCTGAAACTGAAATTGCCGCTCTTGCTCTTGCATCAGTGAAATACTGATTTGAACCTTCAGACAAGTTAGTTGTTGAGTGATTTGAAATGCTAGATACTGTACCTGTTACATCACCTGTTACGTCACCTGTTACGTCACCAATAAATGTTGCCGCTGTTACGTCACCAGAAGAATAAAAATCTTCTGCGCCGATTGACCAACGGTCGTTAGTTTCGTCCCATAATAGTTGTACGTTTAGGTCATCACCACGTTCAATTTCGATACCGCCTGAAATTGATGCTGTACCAGTTGCATCTGAATTTAATAGTAGAATATTATCTGCTAAGTCAATTTGTGATGTATTGATTGTAGTTGTTGTACCATTAACTGTTAAGTTACCTGTAACTGTTACGTTGCTTGAGAAAGTACCAGTTGTACCTGAAACAGCGTTTGAACCTGAACCAATGCCTGTGCTTATTGCATTATCAACATAAGTCTTGTTCGCCGCGTCACTTCCAGTTGTTGGAGTTCCAACTTCTTTGATAACATTTGAATTCATGTCAATGTGGTCACCCACTTGAATATCACCAGATGAAGTCTTAAGTTCACCTGTAAACTGAATTCCGTTGCTTGATTCAATTTGCAAAGTACCAGTACCAGTAGTCATCAGTTTCAACGTTTCGTTAGCGTCCGTTTTAACTGTGATAGTGCCACTATCGTCTTCTAGAATCTTTTTGTTGTTGATGTATAGTGATCCTGGCCCTAAGTAAAGGTCACGCCATCTTTTTGTTGTTGAGCCTAAGTCGTATGTATCATCCGTACCAGGTAGGATATCACCGGTGTATTCTGAATTACCTGTGACATTTACGCCTGCTGAGAATGTAGCTGTATTTGTTACTGCTAGTGTACCGCCAACTGTTACATTACTTGTAAATGCACCAGTAGTAGAAGAAGACGTTCCGCCTTCTCTCATAAGTGGGTAACCGCCAGTTGTTGCGCCATCGTGTACTACAAGAGTTTTCTTGTCTGTATCGACCGTAACTTCACCTACTAGGCCAGTAAATGATGAGTGTTGTGTCGTTGTACCACGACGGAACTGTATTGCATATGCCGCCATATTATATTCTCCCGTCTATAAAAAATCGATTTATTATAAACTACACTGAATTGGGTTAAGTGTAATCTACTCTTATTTATCTAAGATAGTGGATATTTGACTGTATGTATTTAATTATTAAAGTATTACTACTTCAATAATTTTAGAGCCTTCAGAGGACTCCGTCGTTAAGGATTTGGCAAAAACTGCACGTCCCATATCAACACCAGCAACACTTTTTGCATGACCTTTGACACTAGACGTTACCATTAAATCACCTTTTTTAACTGGTCCAATTACTTGACATGGTACTCTACCACGCAATGCAATGTAAGGGTGTGTATCATCTGTGCCTGCTTCTGCATTCATTCTATAAGCTGGATTAGTACTTACAACGCCTGCCACTCTGTAATCTGCGGGCACATCGGTCTTAGTGACTTCTTTATCTCCGCCAAATATAAGGACAGTTCCTGGTTCGTAAATAGCATCAGCTTCGTAACGTTCTGCAAGGTCGGCATAAGTGGCTTCAATCGTTTCGCCGTGAACAAATTCCCATCTTTTTGATGGACTGCCCAAACTATATGTTGCATCAGTTAATGGTGTTATAGAGCCTGCTACTGTATTATTGGCATCATTTACCATATGGTTCGTTGGTAAATCTCCGGAAGTCAAATAACCGCTATCATTTGGTAAATCACTTATAGCTGTAGGGACATTCGGTTTATCTATTAAATTATTATAACTACCCGATGTAGCCACTGTTGCCAAATTACTTGCTACTGCTAACGTGCTTATCTGTGTTTGCAGTGTTCCGTTGTAATCATCATCATTGTTTATTGATGCCGCTATCTTTTTTAATGTGTTTAATTGATTTGGTGCAACATCTACCACATCATTTATACGGCCTTCTGTATACGTATTTGCCGCATTCAAATTTGTAACATCATCTGCTTGCCAATCTGCGGCAAAGCCTTGATAACTCTGTGTGACATACCCTGCATCATTGTAAAAAGAACCAACATTAGTCGGTAGACTAGTGCCTGTTGAGCCTCCAGTGCTTCCTGAAATAACAGTTGTGTCTGTCAATAGACCAAAGTCTGTAGGAGCATCATAACTAATAACACCAGTTGTATTGTCATAACCTATTTCATTACCTGTTACACTGATTGCCTGTCTAGCATCTGAATCTTGGTAATAATTTCCTGAAAAAGATATTACACCAGTTGCTGGATCATACGTCAATTCACTACCAGCATTCATACTGATAGCCGCTCTTGCTCTTGCATCTGTATAATAAAGATTTGTACCTTCAGTCAAATCATCTGTATCATAATTTGTTAGAACATTTGTAATCGCAGTACCATCACCAGTTATAGTAGTGAATGTTGCTTGTGCTGGTGCAGTTGCACCAATAACAGTGCCATCAATATTACCCGAGTTAATATCTACTGTGCCGTTTCCAGTTACATCAATTATTACATCACCGTTTTCTGAATTTATATCACCTACTAATGCACCCGTAAGTGCAATATCAGTTCCTTCAATAGCGCCTGTTTTAAAATCATCACTGAACGTTGAAAATTTACCAGAGGTTTCGTCCCAACCAAACTTCTTGTTGTCATCTGTTCCTCTATTAATCTCAATACCAACATCTTCGGTAGCAGAACCTGTTAAGTCTCCATTCAATAGCATAAATGGATCAGCAACACTTACTGTTTCTGAATCTACTGTAGTTGTGGCTCCTAATACACGTAAATCACCATCAATTTCTAGTACACCATTTTTAGGTTTAATTACTGCGTTTGCAACAGAATCTAAAATCAGTTTTTCACCTTTTAGAAATAATCTGTCACCGAATTTAATTTGCTCTGCCATATGAATTCTCTCTCAAACGATTAGGTTTCTTATCTAATTGTATTTATCAGAATTCATGGTTTTTTAGCCATAAAAAAAGCCGGGAATAAATCCCGGCTTTCTTGTAATCTAATTTGTATAAAAAATTATACGAATGCTAGATTTGAGACTGCGATTTTAGAAACGTAGTCTGCCGCATTACCTAGAGATGATGCAGTGTTTGTTAGTTCAACATAACCGTAACGAGTCATAAATGACACTACTGGTTCGAATGAACTTGGATCTACCACAACGCCTGATGACATTAACGGTACGTATGGGCAATAGAACGCCGCCGCATCGATTTCGCCTTGACCTTTGTAGCCTAGTAATACGTCATCGTTTGATGCATATGTGTTTACATATACTCTCATAGTACTGTTTAGAGTACCTACGAACTTAGTATTAGTTGGTGCTTCAAAAGTACCTTCAGTTGTACGTGCAAATGCTGATGTAGTTGCAGATTGTAGAACTGTTAGTGCTGATGGTGAGATAACTGCCCAGTTAGCCGCGCCACGTCTTGTACGCTGTGCTACTAGGTTAGCTTGTTGGTTGATTAATGTCGCAAGTACGGCATGTCTGTCACCGATAAACGTTGGTGTACCTGTGAATGATGCTGACATGTCATATGTAGCGCCAGTAGATGCTAAGTTAGATAGTGAACCTAAGATTTCTTGGTCGATTTCAGCAGTGATTTCCATTGCTAATGCCGCCATGATTTCAGCTTCGATATCTAAACCGTGCATTGAGTTAGCGTCTTGTGCCGCTTCGAAAGTCCAACGTGCAGACAGTTTACGAGTTTTCGCTTCAACTGTTTGCTTTAGAACTTGAATTGACATTTTTGATCCTGCTTCACCTTCTAGTGATGCTGTAGAAGCCGGAGCCCCTGCCGCGTCACCTGAATATGCGTTAGCAATATCAAATGGGCTTAGTGCTTCATCACCTGCCGCCACGCCAGCTTTTGCTTCTGCGTAACGTACTCTTAGAGTGTGAATTTGGCCTACTGGGCCTGTCATTGGCTGTACGCCGATGATTTCGTTTGCAATTACTGTTGGCATTACACGACGGATAACTGGTAGGATCACTTTGTTAAGAGTAGCGATGTTACCAGCCTGTGTTGCACCAGCAGTTGCACTTTCATTAAGTGCTACTTTAGTGTTTTCTAAAACTGCGGACATTGTATCACGTTTTGTGCCTTCTAGACCTTCTAGTAGTGCATCACGTGTACCGTCCCAGTTATTTCCTTCAAAAAGATTTTCCATCTTTTATTCTCCTGATATTATCCTGGTTAATTCAATCCAGCCAATTTCTTAAGCTGAATTATTTCGGCATCGCTTCCTGACGACTGTGGTTCTACGTGTGTTGCTACCCCACGGTCACCAGTTCTTTCAGTCACTTTGCCTTCTGTTAATGTTTTTGTTTCTTTTGTAGAAACGTTTTTCTCATCCAAAACAGCTGGTAGATATTTTTTAAATGCTGTTTGTAGATTTGAAGTTTTTACTGACTCTAATAAATCAGACATTACTGTTGCTTTTTCTTTACCTAACGGTGCTAGTAAACCAGATAGAACTTCTTTTCTGTTCATCTTGTCTTCTAGTATACGTTGAGTTTTCTTAGCGCCTTCAATGTCCGCATCTTTATCAGCTATCACTTTTTCAAGTTCTGCAACCTTGTTAGCAGATTCGTTAAGTTTCTTGTTCACTTTAGCTACTTCTGTGCCTTCATTTAATTGTGAAGCCATAAATTCGCCTGAGAACGCTTCAAAGACCTTACGTCCAAACTCATTTTCTTTAGCTTGTACGATATCTTCTTTTAACGCTTTCATTTCTGAACGTAAAGAATTCTTAATTGTATTTTCAACAAGTTCCGCTGAACGTTTAATAAACGATTCTTTAGTCTTGTTAAGAATATTTTTGCCTTCTGCTACCAAACGTACTTTAGTGTTAACTAATTCACGTTTATCATTATGGAACTCAGATAGTTCACGGCTTAGTTGTTTAACAACGAATTTCTTAGTTTCCTGTAGATTTTCGTTAACTTTAGCCCTGTCTGCCTGTAGTTCTTTAACTTCGGTCGCTAAACGAGAAGTAATGAATTTTTCAAGGAGTTTTGCATGTTCAGAAATTGCTTTCTTATATGCAACTCGTTCTGCGATAAGTTGTTCACGGTCTGTTTTAAACTCTGCCATTTCAGCTTTAATTGATGTATTAAGCATGTTATCCATAGCTTCTACAATCACTGATTTGTCGTGTTCAAACTTTTGTGCGAACTCCTCACGCAACTCGGCTGTAATCTCCTCTCTTGCTTCATTTAGTTTTGTCTCAAGAGCCTCTTTAATTTGTGCGCCAGCCTCTTCGGATAGGGCACCTGACTCTAAAAGATTAGCAAGGATTTCTGTTGCCATTGTTGCTTCTCCTGTTATAGTTTAAGTTCATTAATGAACTTAACGATTTGTTCTGACAAGTATTTTTGAGCGACCTTGTCTGTTTGTACATTCTGTGCTAGTTGCCAAGTTTGGTAACCACCACGCATGTTCATTAAACCTTCGTAGATTGCCTTCGGGTAGGCATCTGGAGCACTTGGTTGTGCTACGATGTCTACAGTGACAATCTCAAAATTCTTCACATTCCCATCGTGACCAACTTCACCTGAACCACGAGATGAGACACCTAGCGTGGCACCTGATTCGATTAATGTTCTGATAATGTTACCCATGGGTGTAGGAACAATTTTAAGTTTACCATATCCGTTCGGCCCATCCATCCACATATTCTCAATAATATGTGATACTCTGTCTACATTGACAGTTAATTCTGGCGGATGGTCACATTCACCTAATACTGGGAAACCTTCGCTGATTTTAGATTGTACAGATTCAACTGCCCTAGTAATTTCAGCTACAGGATATACCCTTTGGTTAGCATTCTTAACGTTACCTTGAACGAAAATGCCTTCCATGAACATGTTTTTTCCGCCGTCCTCACCTTCCACGATACGTGATTTCACATTCGCTTGTTTGTGGGATAGTCTTTCAATAAGAACGGTCATTGGTTATCTCCAAAGTTTTAGCTACTAACTGATTTAGTGTTAGCGCCGTTATCACCTTCAGAAGCCGATTTCGGGCTCATTGCAGGTGCTTTACTGTTTCCAGATACGTTTACGTTACCTGTTGACATATCTTTTGGTGCATCACCTTTGCCGCCTGATGTGTTACCATCGTTTTGGCCTACTGGTTTTGCATTTGAATCGTCACCAGGACGCTTTGCATTTGCATTGACTGTTGATGCTGTGTTGTCACCATTGTCGCCTGTTGACGCTGTTGCCGGAGTAACATACTCGTCCAACTTGTCTTCATCTGCTTCTGCTTCGTCTTCTGATTCTTCTAAATCAAGTTCTAGTTCATCTGATTCATCTACTGCTTCTTCTTCAACAGCTTCAATTTCAGTTGCTTCTTCCATGTCATCTTCCACATCCATTTCTTCGTCTGCTTCATCTTCCATGTCATCGCCTTCACCTGACATAATTTTTTCGAATTCCGCTTCAAGATCCGCTAGATTTGACTCTAGGTCATCTACACGTGCTTCCATATCCTCAGCTGGAGCCTCTTCATCACCCATTTCTAGGTCTTCTTCTGCTTCATCTTCTGATGATTCGTCTGCATCATAGAATTCTTCATTTTCTATTTCGGATGCGTCATCTTCGATAGCTTCGCCATCTTCCAATGATACTTCCTCTAGTTCTTCGTTTTCCTCAACTTGGTCAGTCTCGGCCTCAGATTCGTCTATATCCTCAAGGTCTTCTTCTACAACTTCGTCACTATCGTTAAGAAGTTCTTCATGGATCCTACGAGCCTCTGCTACAATAAAGTCATGCAACATGTTTTCTGCGGCGTCTTTTTCCTCGTTGATTAGAAGTTCTAGTACGTTCTCTAATGTACTTTTGTCTGACATAATATTATATCTCCTTATCTTCTATAATCGCCACGTTTGCAAAGTCGCTTGATGTGGCAAGGTTGTAGAAACACTTCTATTGTTTCAAATGTATTTATAGAGGTTTTGAGGGTTTATTAAGGAAATGCAACAAAACGGCTATTTTTTCAAGCCATTTTGTGATATAAGTTATTTAACAAAGTATGTCAATCACTTATGTACTCATTTAACTGTCTTTTCAGACATTTATTGACACTTAAATATTATAGTTCAGGCTCAGCAGATGCATCAGAACTACCACCATATTGAGTGCTTAGTCGTTCTTTTGCTTCTGAATTCTGTACTTTTCTATATTCACGCATCTTACGTAGGTCATTAAGGTGAGTAAGTGTTAGACGATTTTTTCTTGTATCATCTAATTCTATGCTATTATGTTCATCCCTATCAGGTGAATAATTTTCATTGATATCACTATACTTCATTTAAAAACTCCGTTGACTATATCTATTTATACGTTTGGATCGATTTCGTCTGTTTCTTCGGAATTTTCCGCGCCACTTATTGGTGAACCTTCTTCATCTGTCTCTGCATCCGTTTCATCAAACTCTGGATCGCCGCCTTCAAACTCACCGCCGGGAACACTTGCCCCTACTGATTTAAGTCCGTCTGCTTCTTGTGGGTCGCCAGTGCCTTTTTCTTCATGCCATAACTTTTCGTTTTCCATGATTTCTTCATCAGATAATCCCAAGAAACGTTTCATTGCAAAACGCTTACTTACATACTCTGCGCCTTCGATTGCAGTAAATACATTCATCATAACTTGGTCTACTTCTGCTTGACGATACTTACCAAAGTTTTGTGGAGGATTAAATTTCAAGTCAAACAAAGAACTTTCAATAACCACACCTCTGTGCTTCATGAACATCTTAAACTCTCTGTCCAAGTCTTCACATACTAATGCTTGTAAACGTTCACAGAACTTAGTAAATCTAAATTCTTGAATGAATGCAGTACCTACACGACCATCATTGTAGCCGTTACCGTCACTGTCTAAGCTACCTAGATAGCTTGGTGGAACTCTAAGTCCACGCATCATCTTATCATTGAAGTATTTCAAATCATCAATCTGTCCTAAGTTTTCACCACCAGGTAGTGTCTCAACTTTAGAACCACGACCTTCAGCCGTCTGAGCAAAGAAGTAATCTTCCATAATAGATAGTGGATTGTATGCACTATCTGTGATATTCTGACCGCCACCTGTTTTACTTGGAATACGTCTTTGATGAATTTCACTTTTGATACGTTCTAAGTGGGCTCTTGCTTTGTGTGTTGGCATGTTACCAACATCGATATAGAATACTCTACGTTCTGGTGCTCTTTGAACACGATAAATCAGAATAGCATCTTCTAATAATTCTTTTTGTTTATAAACTTTGAACACTGGTTCAAGTATTGAGTTGCCAAAAGGCCAGAAGCCATCGATACCTTCACTTAATGAAATATGAACAATATGCTTTGCATCAACTGGCGTTGATGTTTGGTCTGACACAAATCTACTACCACCAGCGCCGCCGGCTGTATAGCCTTGTGTAGTGTTCGCATTAATATTAGGTGCTCCTGTAAGACCTGTTTGTGTTTGTAATAGTTTAGTTGTATCGGCAGTAATATTAAGGCTCTGTAGATTAATATCTAAATCTTTAATATAGTATGCTTCAATTTTTTTGCCTTTGCCTTCGTTAACAATAACTTTTTCGATTTTAGCTGGATCTACCCAAAAAAGTTTATATGTTTCCGGGTCACGAACAAATATTTGGTCTCCGAATTTGACTGTGTTTCTAAAGATACGGAACATTCTCTTATTAATTTTATTAAGAGAACACCATTGTCTTAGTGATTTTTGAATAATATCATTTTCTGTTTCGCTTGAATCTTGATTATATTCAACATGAAAAGGAAGTTTACTATATTCGTTTTTCAATGTAGAAAATTCTGCAATAGTATCTAATGCAGTATTCACTTCACTATCTAAATCCATTTGGTCATATTGACCATATCTTTGTACACGATTAGGTTGTCCCTGATAAACCTCAGGTAACCAACTACTATATCGTTTGGTATCTGCATCGCCGGCATATCCCCCACCAGATGAACGTGGCATCTTTTCGGGCATTCCGTCGTATGTTTTAAAATATTTTTTCCAGCTCATTTTTTATTCCTTAGAGTTAATACTATCATAATTTGATATGTTTGTCAATACTCTTCCTTTAATTATTATTTAACGCATTCACTAGATTACGTAATTCAATTAATACTGCATCTTTCTCTGCCGCATTTTCAACGTTGTCTCTTCCAAAATAAGACCCAGGATTAATGCTTGTATACTTGGTTTCTAGGTTTTCTAATGCTTGTATCATTAATCTCATATTTTCTTGGCCTTCCTCAGTCTTTGACGCATCTGTAGTTCCGATTGCTTCCATAACTGCTCGTAATTGTGCCGCCTGAGTTTCGCCGTATTCTTCACCTGGCTTAAACAAACCAAGTAGTTTAGTCAAATCTTTTAAATCATCTGCGATATCTTCGCTTTTATTTGGTCCTTCAGTTAGCAGTATACTATTGATTTTATCAAACATATTTTCAGCATCGGTATCAGTAAATACTCTTTTAATAATGTTTCGGTCGTCCTTGGTTAAATCATTTTGATTTAGAACTTCTCTGCCTGTTTCTAACGTAGAATCTGTTGCCGTTTGTATGTCTCTTGTTTCATTACTACTATCTGTCTGGCTTTCAGAAACCTCAGCGCCCACTATTTTGTTTGCCCAATCGACAATACTTGTGCCAGCACTTAACAAACTTGTTTGTAGGTCAGTTACCGCAACATCAAATTTACCAGTTAGTAGTGTTACTGTTGATGCTAGTGGACTAAATGTGTTTGCAAATTCTACTGCTTCTGCCAATAAGGCTTTATTTGCAGTATTTTGTTCGCCTAATATAGATGTAAAACCTTTAACCTGTTCGTCAAGTACTTGTTCAAGGGCAACTACCGCCTGTCTTCTTGTATCAATTCCTTCTAGCACAGCCTTGTCTGCTTCTGATGGGCCAGTTGGTCCTTTATCTGCATCTTCAACCGTTGCTCTAAGACGAGACAAATCTGCAATCATTGACTGCAAAAATTGGTCTGTCTGTAAAACTGCACGATTGCCTTCTTGACTTGCACTTGCAATAATGCCTTGAATATCGGGAGACAAATCAGCAATAGCAGTTTGAAATGCCTCTGGTCCTTGTTCGCCTGCCATCGCAAGACGCTCTACAATTGGAAGTAATTCTTTACCAATACCTGTACCACTTAACTGTTGGAATGATTGCTCACGTACAAATGCACCTTGGCTTCCTGCCGCCATTCTTTCAATAACTGCCTGTCCCAATGTACCTTCTAACATTCCCGCTGAGCCAATAGTTTCTCTAATAGCGTTTGCTCTATTAGGATCCATCGTAACCAATCTTGATGTTACATCGTCACGTTGTAGAGTTTGCGAAATCATCTTAGCCGCATCTTCTAAGTTTATTTTTAAAACATTTGCAGTTGACGAAACGCCTGACATGAAATCGTCCATACCATCACGTAATTGCTGTTGACTCATTCTGTCAAGTACACCCATATTTCTTAATGAGTCTAAGTACTCACCTGCCAATGAAGTTATTTCTCCAAACTCAAGTCCGAATTCGGCTGTCATAGCAAGTCCGCCTTCACTACGTGCTTTCTGCAAAGAACTTGCGAATTCCAAAGATGATTTAACTCCTACAATACCAACAGACCTTGAAAACTGTTTTGTAAATTCTGCCGCTTCACCTAATGTGAAATTGTTTTCGTGTATCATTTTAGACATACTTGTAAGACCAGACTCTACATCTGAAAGGCCTGCCATTAGACCCGATTGTCTAATTTCTTGTGCCATGTTAAATCTGTCTTCTGTTTGTTGTCCCATAAAGCTGTTAATAGCTTTAGTCGTTGCTAAAATTCCTACTGCCGCTCTTGATACGACTTTGCCTGCTTCTTTAAATCTTTCTGCTAATGCTTCTTCATCGTATTTCATGCCTGCCAGTTCTCTGGTCGTAGCATCAGTCATATCGCCGCCTTGTGCAGTGATATTTTTGTTAATTGCTAATTCACGCTGTCTTTCTGCGGTAGTTTTTAAAATATTTGCTTGTGTTTCGTTTTGTCTTATAAGTGTTTCAAAAAATCCAGCTATTTTGTTTTGATGAATTGTATTTTTTGCACTTTCTTGCTGTTCTTTTTGTGTGGCTTTTGCAGTCTCTTGTGATTGTGTCCTAACTGCACCTAACGTATCATGCAATATCTTATACTGTTTTTGAGCGTCTCCGCTCTCGCTTGTATAAATTTTATCTAATGCTGTGCTTGTCTCAGCCGAGTTACCAGATATTGTTGCCAATATTTGACGTATCTGAGCCATAGTAGTCTCAGTTGCCCATCCCGGGATGGAAGGATCAATACCTTCAATGTAAACATTTCCTTCAGCCATTCAAAATACCTCTTGACAAGTTAAACTACGTAGTTTATAATATGTCTAAATATACGTATATAACACTTTAAGTTTTATTATAAGTGTATTTATCAATCCAAGGAATTAATGATGACCGACAACCCGCTGAACAAATACTTTAGAAAGCCAGCACTATATGTTAGTTTGCCAACTAAAGGCAAATTTAATCCAGAAATTGACCAAACCATTATTGAAGAAGTGGGTGTTATGCCTATGACTGCAATCGATGAGATTACAATGCGTAATCCAGATGCACTTCTTAATGGTGAGGCGTTAATATCTTTAATAGAAAGCTGTGTTCCTAGTATCAAAGATGCAAGAAAGTTGTGTAACATTGATGCTGAGGCTCTTTATTTGGCAATACAATATGCAACAAATGGAAAAGACGTTACATATACGCACAAATGTAAAGAGTGTGAAAACCAAAATGAATTCAATATAGATATTGACTTTGTATTAAACAAGTTCCCAGAAATTAATGAGGTAGAGCCTGTAATATATGAAGACTTAACAATACATTTAAGACCACCAACACTAGAAAGTGTTACACGGGTTGCTCTTATCCAGCTTGAAGAAAAGCGAATCATCGATAATGTAAAGCACACTATGGAAGATGAAAAGGATGAGTTGGAACTTGCTAAAAGATTTTACAAAAGTTTCAAACGTGTAGCAGAGTATAATGTGGACTTAATATCTGAAACTATAGACCATATAGAAACACCAGATGGTAACGTATCAGACAAGAAACAAATTATTGAGTTTCTTGCTAACGTTCCAACTAAAGTAGTTACTAGCATGGACAATAGAGTTAAAACTATTGCTAAGAAGCCAGAATCATTGAATACATTCGAATTCACATGCCCAGAGTGTCAATCTACAGAAAAAGTAAACATTGAAATAAACCCTGCAAATTTTTCCTAAGCTGGCTAGCAACCGCCAGCGGTGAAGAAATTGTAGAAAAACAAAAAAACTTTCAAAAAGAGCTTGACAAAGTACATAAGAATCTGTTACAATTATCTTGGTACATGAGAGGAGGGGTTTCAATCTCTGAACTTCATGAAATGCCAGTGGGCCATATCAAACATCTGAATGAGATTATCGACCAGAACTTTGAAATGAGCAAAAAAGCAGGCACACCGATATTATAAAGACTAATAACAACTAATACATTTACATAACTAATATAATTTGCAAAGGGAAAAGATAATGACTAATACCTCAGCATACATAGTGGAACTGTTAATCGGGTTGCCGATTCGGGATTGAGATTGCAAATGTAGTGTTTGCCGTCAGACTAGTCAGGATGAATTCTGACATTCTTCTCGTAAACCACAAAAGAGTATTCATAATCATAAAACAGCCATGGTTCCTAAAGAACATGGTTGACTAGTATAATATTACCGATGATAGGTTTTTATAACACTATCGGCTTTTTATAGTTTCTATCTATGTGGATTATAAAAGGTGCCGTTGAGCCGAAAGGCGCAATACTAAGTTAAGGAGGGATCGTCAACCGACTCCGTCGTAACTAGCGACTAACTTAGACATAGAGGCGATGAGCAAGGGACAGATAAGACAAGATTTTCTGTACAGCCATTTTTTAATTGTCCTGGCAACAGGGCAATTATGGCTTCTTCACGGGACAGAGACTCATAATATAATATCATTTGACTTATACCAATTAATGTTATATAATAAAGAAATAGAAATACCGATTAATATGAATGAGTGCTAACGAATGAATATTAATTGGGATTAGGTCTTTAGACCTTTTATAATGAAAAGAGATTAAACATATGCCAAGTAAAAGCAAATCTAAAGGTTCTGGATATGAAAGAGAACAAGCAAAATTCCTAAGTGAGAAATATAATGGTAGTTTTGTACGTGTCCCTAATTCTGGAGCATTTATAGGTGGAAGTAATTTCCATAGAGCAACTAACTTAAGCGAAGGACAAGTACGAGGTTTTAAAGGAGATATTATACCTCCTGATAACTGGAAGTACTTTAACTGTGAGTGTAAGTTTTATAAAGAATTCCCTTGGCACCATTTATTGTACGATAAAAAAATTCCTCTTTTAGAGGACTGGATTGTACAAACTATGGAGATTGCAGAAGATAGTGACGTTAACATTATCTTTATGAAATTTAATCGTATAGGAACTTATGTTGCATATCAAGAACATATGAATGGAATCGGATGGCGTTCACCGATTAGTACAACTTACAAGTCTGAGAAGAATGGTTGTTGGATTATTACAAGTGCAGAAGAATTTTGGAAGTATAATTCAAATGCATTTGAGAATCACTGCATCGAAGGCGCTACGTCTTCTGATTGAACGCATTCCGCTTTATACCCAATATAATATCTAGGCAACTGTTCGGTTCTAATACCGTATTCGATAAACTCTACCGCGGCGGCTAGCTTCAATTCACATTCTTCTATTGTGTTGAATTCTCTAGGTTCCATTCCGGGTGGAACTATTTGTTCTCCGGAGGATACCATAAAGATGATAATCATAAACACTTTCATATATGTATTTATGGAAATAGCTGTACAACTTAACAACGTTGTTATGTTTAACCGCCTGGTACAAATCCCCTAGGACGATACCAATTTTTCTGATTGTGTATTTTGCCTTGAAGGGCGGTTATGACTTTAATCTCTGCTATTATAACATCTTTGCTAGAATCTTTTTCTACAATGCCTTGACGTTTTATAAGTCTGCCCAATCTGTATGCAAGTGCATGTTCAATCCAATGTATATCGTCTACATCAAATTCCCAACCTTTAATCTTTGGTTTCATTGTCTAATACTTTCTGCCAATTGGAATTAGGATTATCTATACCTATGTATATGTCTCCTGTTTCCATATCTATGAGTTTATATTTATTTGGACACTTGGTATAAACTTTTAAAGTTATTGCACGTTCTAATTCTTTAACTTTTTTCCCATCTAATAGTTTACGGCTTTTCATTATTAGTTTTCTTCTTCATACCACGTCTAAATTTATAATTCATTTGGCCTTCATCTGTGATTGCGCCTTCGGGGTATACTGAAACAGTTCCGCCTTTTTTCAAATATTTTTTAACTTGCTTATCTAGTTTTTCTTTTTCTATTTGTTTAATTTTGTTTCTATCAATCGGTTGTTGCATAACATAATCTTTCTATAAAAAAGCCCGACACACTGTGCCGGGCTTGATGTTGCTCTCTGTGTGAGAATAATAAAGATGCTCAGTTAGATGAGAGAGGTTGAGAGGAGACACTTCACATCTTTAATATACTTACTATAATAGCAAAAAAAGTAAGTGTTGTCAACACTTTTTTTACATATTATTCTTTTTTTCCTGAATTTCTTTACGGCGTTCTTTGGTCATTTTACCAATTTCACCAAGAGCCTTTCTTGCTCTTGCGGCCGCGGCTTTAACACCTTTTTCTTCCCATGCCGCATGTTCAGTTAAATAGTTTTCATATTGTTCTACGATTTTTTCATGTGTATTCATTGTATACTCCTTTTAAATTAAATAATCATCATGTTCATTTTCCCATGAACCGATTATGTTTCTGAAACCGATTGCTAACCAATCGTAACCCATTTCGGCTTCTGTTAGTTTTTCCCATTCAGCAATAACTTCTTCTATTTGCTCTTTGGAAAGTTCATCAGTATCTTCTATACTAAAATGTTCTTTGATAATATTATGCGCCCAATCAGTAACTTCGCCTTCTAGCCAATCTAACATTTTATGTGGTTTATGAACTATTTTAAAATCAGACATTAGGTACTCCTTCTACTGGTTTATTTGTATCAGTTAATTCTACTGCATCATCGTGAGAAAATGTAGTAAATCCGTTTTCTTTAATTACGTTAAGCACGTTTGTTACACGACCGTATAACTCGTCCCTGTGTGACACTAAAAAGATAGAACGATTTCTATCACGTTGCATCTTTTTAAGTGTTGCTAATGACGACTCAACACCATTAGTATCCATACCACTATCAATAAGTTCATCAACAAATAGAACATTGATAGTACTATAAAGTGATTCATAGATATCACGGAATGCCCATGATAGTCCTAGAATAAGTCTGTTACGTTCACCTCTGCTTAAGTTGTCAAAGTCAAGTTCACGACCTAACTCTGTAATTTCTACTGTCAAATCACTTAAGAATTTGACTTCATGTGGTAGACCTAGTTTATCAAGATACTTTTCTAACCGTGTATTTAAGTATGATAAGTTTTGGTCAATAATCTTTTTACGAATAAAACTATCTTTGTTTGTTAATAGTTTCATTAAGAAGTCCTGATGTTCACGATAAGAAATAAGTGCGTTCATTGTATTATAGTTTAATTCTTCTAAACTACTTTCACGCATTTCTTTAATCTGTTCAGTGTACGGGTCTTCTTGTGTTTTCTTACTTTCAATTTGTTCCTTTAGCATACTAACTGAGTTTTGATGTTCGTATGCATCATTTAAGTCTTCATAAAACACCGAAGGCTTGCTACCGAGTTCACCTACGTTATTTATTGTGGTAGTGTGTTCCTCTAGTTTTACATTATTTTCTGATAAATGACTGCGTGTATCTGCTAATAGTTCTTCTTTATCTTTTAGAATTTCTTCTTGTTTGCTATCGTGTACTTCTTGCCCACATGCAAAGCATTTATGGTCTTTGATAGATTCTATATCACCGACTACTCTTACTTCTAAATCAGAAAACTTTTTATTGTCGGCAGTAATACTTGTAACCCAACGGTTCGCTTCATCTAACTTTGTTTTCTTATCATTGTATGCATTTAATAATTGATGATTAGCAATCTCTTGTTTGATATCTACATGAGATAATGCGTCTAGGGCAGATTCTAATTCAGTTAATTCTGTATCATGTTTATCATTCCATATACGTTGCCTACGTTCTATGTCTGTAATACTCTTTAGAATACGAGAATTTGCATCTTCTTTTGCCTTAAGACTATATTCTTCATCTTTGATTTGGTCTTTTGTTTCTTTAACTACTTCCTTGAGTGCATCAGCTTTGCGAGATAATTCTGTAATACCTAAAAGTTCTTCAATCAACTCTCTTTGGTCGTTTGCTCTCATACTTAAGAAAGGTTCAGTATAGGTATTGAGTGCAACAATGTGCTTAAACATTGAATGAGAAATACCAATAATAGAATCAACTTCTACTTGTGTTTGTCTCATTTCGCCTTGTGCTACATCATCGGCTGAATTTAAATCTATACCGTCTCTAATGAATCTGAATATATTAGGTCTACGTCCACGTTCAATCCTGTACTGACTTCCATTGAATTCAAAATCAATGGTGACAATCATGTTCTTACCATTTGTCTTATTAATTAGATTGTCTTTTCTAATATTAGTAAGTGCATTGCCATATATACCATATGAAAGTGCATTAATAAGTGTGGTCTTTCCTGTACCGTTACGAGAACCATCGCCTCCCAAGTCTAAGTTATTACCTAAAACGAGTGTTAATGCATCACGGTCCAGTATTACAGACTGCGTGACGTTACCTACACTCATGAAGTTTTTAACTGTTATATTCTTAATCTTTAGCAAACGTTTACCTCTCTCTTGCGTATATTCCTGCTTGTATTGGGTCTACAGAAATTTCGTTAATATTAACATAATCTGGTTGATTAATCAACCATAAAATTAAATCGGCTACATACTCTGTATCTAAAAACTTTCTATCAGGGTGTTTTTTCATCACACTTGGTGTAGTCAAACTGCCCGGTGACAAACATGTAGTCTTTATATTAGACCCACCCATTGTCATGTATGTTAGGTCACGATTGTAATCTCTTAATGCTTTCTTTTCAGTTGGGTATCTCCACGTTCTTCCTTTTACACCTGTATCGGCTGTAGAACCCATATGTATCAAATATGCAGAATGTTTTTCTTCAACGCATTTTGCATAAACTTGTTCAGCAATCATAATTTGATGAAACTTCCATATTGCGGAATTGTTAATAAAGATATCAAATTTATTATCTACAAAATAATCTGCTAGTCGTTTTTGTTCTGGGCCTACGTCCAAATTCCAACCATTGCTCCGACTGACAGTAGTATAGTTAATATCATCCACAGTATCAAACAGATTGCAAATACTCTTGCAAAGCCCATAGTCTCTGTTTCCTGTTATTAAAACGTTTTTCATGTCTATAGATTTTGATATAGTTCTACGAGAACTTTTTTATTAAAGCTACCATTATCATCTATTGAGTTTAATTGTGATATCACAATTTCGTCAATAGTTTCAAAATGAATTTCAGCACCAGTGTCATCTTCGTGTTCAGTGTTTTTCATAGGTTGAAGTGTTATGTCTCGTAAGTCATATGCCTCAATGAATGTATCTTTGATGAATGTTGCTTCTTCGTATGATATATCAATATCAAGTGAAATTCTTGCACTTGTTTTAGGTAACAAGTACGCAGATGGATTTTCAAGTAAGTTAGATAATGTGATGTTTTTATATTTAGGAGCATCAGGCCATGCAAAGAATTCTGGTTCTTTGTCCCATTCTAAGAACATCCAACCACGGTCATCGTCTCCTGCGTCAGAGAAGTTATGTGGGAATGCATTACCTGTGTATATCACATTACCTTTTACTTGACGATGATGAAAATGTCCACTAAAAACAAAGTCTTGGTGTTCAAACATTTCACTTTTCAGACCACCATGGTCTGGCATTTCTACCATTGCGTTTAACTTAAACGTAGGTAGTTCAAAGTGACCAAACATATACTTTGTTTTAATTTTCGGAATTTTTTTCCATTCATCACCAACTAACCACGGAACAATAGCTACATCATCTTGTACAAATTGTTCATTGATTAGTACTATATTAGGTAATTCTTTTGCAAACTCAACTGAGTTAACGTCACGTGTTTCACGATAGAATAAATCATGGTTGCCTAAGATAAAGTAAACTTTTTCAAAAGCATCGTTGAGTTTTCTTAAGCCTGCAAGACTGTACTTCATAGTTGAAATATTCAGACTGGCTCTGTTATGATGCCAATCTCCGCCAAATATACAGGTTTCGCACCCTTTTGATTTAGCTTCTCCTATGACCCAATCAATGAATTCGTCACAATCTTGATTGTGTAGGCGTGCATTGTTACGCATGCCATAGTGAATATCAGTGAACCAAGCGGCTTTGTTGAAAAGATTAGTCATTGTCAGCGTAAATCTCTTTGATAGTTTCTGTTGGGATTTGTTCATCAGTAATTCTTGTTTTAATTACTTTTTGCCATCTTTCCTGAGACTTCATTTCATGTTCTAATTGTCTAGTCCAACTTGGCATCTGACCTGATTTCTCTAATAGGTCGTCACGAATGCCTTGATTTTTCTTTTCAGTGTTTAGAACACGTGTAAATGAATTGTTTACAGCCGCTGTATAATATGCGAATGGGTTATCACTCTTTGCTTCATTGAACTGTAATCCAATCTGTGCAAGTTGTAATAATGCCTGTCCACGCATTTCGTCAATATACGTATAGCCTCTCCAGTTACTTCTTTGAGAATAACGCTCGACTAATTTGATATACATGTTGGCTAACGTTGCCGTAATCTTACCGCCACGTAAATCAAACTCTTTGTCTTTGTTATGATGTGAATATGCTACTTCTCTTACACCTTTCCCTTCAATTACATAATGCTTGAATGGTGGGAAATGCAATTTCACTTTATGGTCTGCAATAGTCTTTGGGTTTGCTTTACGGCCAGGTTCATCTGGAATATGGTCGAAAGTCATAACTCTGAAAACCAACGATTCTTTTTCGAAAGATGCTGGATCTACTGCAAAGTCTACTTGTCTTTTCTTTTTATCTTCATTTAAGTCCCAAGCGGCCTTTTGTAATCTGTTTGCCCGATTGGTTCTTGCTTGTTCTTCTGCTTGATGAATTTCACTTACATCATCTAAGATGATATCATGTTGATGATGCAAATCTCTGTTTTCAAACCAACTAAAGTTGGCTTTAGAGATATGAATTTCTTTCAGCATATCTTTGTTGTTTAAATAATTTTGACCTCTACGTGCCATGGTTTTGCTCCTATTAATATTATTAATTATAATACATATGAAAACCAATGTCAAGTGCTAATTGTATATATTCTTAAACTTCGAAGTTTAAGTAACGATAAATACAAGAAACAAGGAGTATAACATGGATAATATCTACAAAGAACAACAGCCCGTAACTATACGTGACCCTAGTGGTCGTTTAGGTGCGTCTGGTCTTGGTGCAATACAATTTCCGTATACACCAACGATAACAGTGTTGACAAGTACTGGGTATAGTTCATATGACCTATCGCATACAAACTTTCAACAAAGAGCGTTTGATATGTCTTCAAATACAGAATTTAACATGACAGCTCCTATTATTGTTCGCAGTGAACAAGAAGCAGACACAGTATTACAGATGGCCAACTTTATGAGGGGTGCATTAAAGATGGATTTCGGTATGCAGTCAGCAAATGCTGGATTACCCCCACCGATATTAAGGTTAGATGCACATGGTATTTACACAAATGTTCCCGTGCTAATAAGAGACTTTACGTGGAACTTAGACTCTGATATTGACTATATTAATACAAGAAGCGGCGCAAGAGTTCCAGTACAAAATATGTTTGTTATGTCATTGACTACAACATATTCTCCAAAGAACGTTAGAGAAAACTTTACTATGAATGATTATTTGAATGGGCGTTTAGCTAGTAAGGGGTATGTATAATGGCATATGATCCAACTTCACCGTGGAAGAAAACTGCGGTAATAAAAAATAAAGTACTAGACATACAAAATCCTGTCTACTTACAAAAAAGTGCGTTAGACGAAACGTATACTATACCACAGAACTACAATCTTAGACCTGATTTGTGTAGTTATGACCTATATGGTACTTCCAAATACTGGTGGGTTTTTGCTAAAAGAAATCCTGATACTATTCAGGACCCGATAAACGATTTCACAGCGGGTACTAAAATTAAAATACCTAGCAAAAATCAATTAGACGAAATGAAGTAGTGTACAATGGCAGTCAGAAGCGTAAGAAATAATAACCCAGGTAACATCAGAAGCAATGCAACAGCATGGCAAGGTGCAACAGGTGGCGATGGTTCATTTGTTTCATTTGCTACGCCTGAGCATGGAGTAAGGGCTTTAGGCAAAACGCTAGAAACTTACCAAGATAGGCACGGACTAACTGATGTAGAGGGAATGATTCAACGTTGGGCTCCTCCTAATGAAAATGATACATCTGGATATGTAGATTTTGTAGCAAATAAAATGGGAATAGATAAAAATACTCCTATTGATTTATCTGCTAATCCAGAACTAGCAGAAAAAATGGTAAGTGCAATGATTCAAAAAGAAGGCGGAAATGAAGCATCTGCCTATTTCGCAGACAGTATCGGTACTGGGTTGGACATGGCATATGGTAATATACCTGATAGTTCTCCTGTTATTGATGATGATACTCAGCGTGATTTATTTTCAAATGGCGAACAGCTTAGTGAACCCCCAACTCAAGGAATTGACGATACGAGAAGCCTAAAAAGTAATGCGATATCTGGTTCAGGAAGTTTGTCCAGTTTATTAAAAAATATGGAATCGAATAATTTATTTTGGGAAAATGAATTAGATGCGTTTGAACATTATACTTACAATTTAGATTTGTTTGTTGTTAACCAACAAGAAGCAAATAAGTTTCTTGCCTATGAACAGACTCCACAACTTATAGACGATGTGGTAAACGATGCTTGGCCTACTAACAACATGAATGTGATTACGATAGCAAGAACAGGCGTCACCACAGAATTAAACATTACAGATTTAACTATCACTAGTGTCGGTAACGGAACTGGTTCAGCATCAAAAATGGCAGGTACTGCCACTAATTTACAATTTACTATCAGCCAAGTTGGCGGAACTTCTTTGCCTGATATGTTACAAAACAGTATTTTATTGTGCGGATATCCTGACTTACAGAATGCAATATTCTTTATGAAAGTACGCTTTAAGGGTTATGATGAAAGTGGTAACCAAGTTAGAAACTTACCCGCTACAAAAATATTCCCATTTGTTATTACAAAATATAATGAACTACAATCTCAAACAGAAAGTAAAGGTACAAACTTAATATTAGATGGTACAATCGTAAATGATAAAGTAGTAGCTGATACTGAACTGTCTCAAATGGATTATAACTTTGAATTTGATGTTGCGGCTACCTTAGAAGAAACACTAGACAACTTCTTTAAAAAACTAAATGCAAAGATAGAAGAAAAAGCAGTAACGTCAAACTCAGATTTTATTAATGAATATAATTTCGAAATGTCTGACGATTTTAAACAAATGTTTGGTCAAGGCCAAATGACTTCTCCGGATGTTCCCAATACTTCATCTGGAAATAATGAAACATCTGAAACAGCTAGTGTTAAAATAGGACAGCAAACTGGTGTTATAACGCCTGGTTCATCTATATATAATGCAATAGAAAGTATTTGTTTAAACTCAAGTTTAATTAGAGAAGCACTAACTGATGATTCTCCTCAACTATCAAACTTGTTTAGAGTTCTACCACATGCAACACCTAAGTTAGGTGGCTATAATGTATTGACAAGTAAACAAACTTATGAAGTAAATTATTTTTTAACTGTGCAAAAAAGTTTAATAGTACAAAATCAATCACACAACGCAAAGCTAACAGAAGATACTGCAAAAGTTTTAAGAAGTATATTCTTAGAAGGACATTGTAATAAAAGATATTACTATCAATATACTGGTAGGAATGAACACATATTAGATTTAACTATATCACTGGATAATCAACTTCAAAAAGCATACGTAAAACCTAGCGATACCTACATGGCAAATGGTTTCTTAGAAGCAGTTGGAGATTGGCGTACACAAATCGATGAAAGAGCCCAACAGAAGCTAACAGAACTGGAAGAAGAGTCTGGAACATTGGGTGAAACACTTAGAATGCATAGAGCAAACGCTCGAACACTTGAAGGACAATTTGCAGACCTTAGTGCAGAAGTACGAAACGAATTCAGAGACAGACTTATGAGTCGTGTTGGTGGACCAGGAGAGGCCGCCGAAGCACAAAAAATATATGAACAAATTAAAAATGCTGATGCAAATCAAATGATGAGTATGTTTGATGAAGATTCACAAGAGTATGAAATTCTTCAAGATATTATGAAGGGAGAAGTTCGTGAAAATCGTAACAAGCTATTTAATCAAATACAAGATTCAAACCAAAGTCAAAATGATTTACTAAGAGAAGAAAAAGAAAATGAAATTGCACAAAATGACTTAATGCGTGAGGCATTGGGACAACTATACTCAACTAAAATTATTGAAAGCACTTCAACCATCGGAGACAATTGGAATGACTTGGGATTATTCCCTGGCAGTGAAGGACAGGAACTTATACTTACTGAAAATTTAGATAAAGAAATGATTAGTAAATTAAGTCTTGACCAATTTGATAGTTTATTAAAAGCACTTGTAGAAAACCCAGTTAACTTTTCACGTATTACTAAATCATTATTAGAAAATCCTACTAACTTGAATGTTATTAAATCGGCTGACCAAGAAGATATTGAACTTGCACAAGCAAAATATTATGAAGGAAGAAATAATAATTTAAGTATGATGAATGCACAAATGACTATCAAAGGAGACCCATATTGGGTAGATAGCGTGTATTCTCCTTCTATGATAAAAGCAAAATACGGCAATGCAAATGCACTTGATGAATATAAAATGCATTCTACGAATATTAATGGAGTAAATTATCTTATCTTAGTTACAGATAAAGCAGAAGGCGTTTATTTAAATAACCCAGAGAGAGTAGGACTAGATGCAGAAAATTATGATGGAATAAAAAAGACACGACTAATGACTAGTGTATATTCTGTTAACTCAGTTATTAGTTCATTCAGTGGTGGATTATTTACACAAACATTACAAATGGTAAAGATACCAGCGGCGGAAGAATTTCAAACAGTAGATGCAGTACTAGGAGCTCCTAATCCAGAATTAATGTCAGACGGTTATTTTCAATTACCAGTACAAGATAGATTAGGACTCAATGATGGAGGCGATGCTGTTGTGAATCCAAATGCAAAAGAAGACGCGGAAGCAAAAGAATTTGCAGATGATATAGTTGCACCACAGGGCGCAGGTACTGGAATAACACCAGAGGGCGATGTGTATGTAGTTGATATAGATGGTGCGGGACCGCATGCGGTCATGGCATTACAAACTGCAACAAATAACTTTCTTGAACCTTCAAACCAAAACGATTACGCAGTTCCAAATGAATCAGTTGCAAAACAATTAGCACTTGCTAGACAACAGGCCGAGGGACTATGTGCATTAGGTCATGAACAATCTTGTATTGCGGTACAACAATCTGCACAAAAGATTGCAAAAAGATTAGCAGACGATTATCAAACAGGAAATGAGTCAGTATCGGATGCAACTCGAAATGCTTACAATGAAGCCATAGACGAAGGTTATACTGTAACAGCACAAACTATGGCAGAGATAGACCACGCACTTGAGGCAACTGAAAATGCAACCGTGGGAACAACTGTAACAGGATTAGACCAAGAAGCACTAACTAAGGTAAACGAAGCAAATCGAATAGAATCAGAACGATACCTTAAAGGCGAGGATGATATTATAAAAGATCCACAATCAATAATGTCTGATTTAGAAACGATAGATGTGAACGACCCTAACACAACCAATGCAGAAAAGGCGGCAAGTATCAATGGTGCCGCGTCAATTCTTGACGGTACTGTTCCAATAGAAAATCACGGACATCAGGTAAACGTAGAAAGTTACCGAACAGGACTTGGCACAAGAAATTATTCAGTTGATGTTGGGCTTAATACTCTTACAGTAAACGAAGCAGACAAAGTTTCAGCATTGAACCAAAAAGCCATTAATATTATCGATGGCAGAAGTTTACATGATTTAACAGACCAAGAATATTCGGAAGTCAAAGCAATAGAAAGCACTATTGATACAATTACAACAAACGCAACCTCAGGAACTAGAGGAGAGGCAATAGATGCATTGAAGAAACAAAAGAAATTAGAGTTGCTAAATGAAAAAGAAGCAGAACTAAAAGACACAGAAGAAAGATTAGAGAGTTGGTATTGGACAGAAGCAGGAAGAGAAAGTGACGAAGAACTTGCATCTAAATTACAAACCGAAGTAAATGATATAAGAAGTGATTTAAGTTCAACCGATGGTGTAACTACTGGTATAATACCAGTTGAAGAAAATGGCGAAATTAAATATGAAAATGTTGCAGTACCAATCAAAGAACCAAATGCTACTGCACCTATAATAGTAGTTGAAACACTTGGTGATAGGACTGGCACATCAATTTCTAACAGTAATATAGTTGATGCAATATCAGACGGAGAAGTGTCTGCTTCACAAGTTGCACAATATACTAATGCAAAAGATGTGTACAATGATATATTAACCAAAGTTGAAGCGGCACCAAGAACAACATTAACAGAAACTTTTGATGGAGAAACTTACACCTCGCAAGTATTAGATTACAGTGCAATTGGTCCTATAACATATAGAGACTCTTCAGGAACAATACAAACGATAACAGACCCAGTAACACATTTTGGATTAGTCGATTCAACTGCGCCTGTTGGATCATTTGAATATTATAAACCTGGACTAAACCCAATGAATTTAAAAAATACAATAGCCAATGAGTACCCAGATATTGCGGTAACAACTGCATCGGGAGTTGCAAATGAAGATAGTAGAAACCCAGAAACTGGTGCATTGCAAATAGGCGTTCGATTTAATGCCGCTGATTTTGTGATAGTTAACCCACCAACGCCGTAGGAAATAGAATGAAGACTAACGAATTTAATAATGAGTATTCAACTTTCAGTAAGTTGTTTGATGATGGAAGACATGATATGGATAAAACATATTATACTCCGTATACCATTGACCCTAAATTTGGTGAACAAAAAGAAGTATGGCCTAATGCTTGGCCTACAAGAACAGACTTAACAAATTTTGAAGATTTCGAAGAAGAAATAATTCCTATATTCGGTGATAGTTTTATGTTTGGCGATGGGTTACCAGAGAAATGGTGCTTGAGTGCGTTATTGAATAAAAAAGATAAAAATAAGTTTTGGATAAATTTAGCAAAACCTGGTTCTGGAAACGAAACAATAATGCGAAGATTAGAACAATGGACAAATGAACCAAAGTCTAAACAGACAAAAACTATTGTGTATAGTATGTCCTCGATGATGAGACATGCATGGTATATGAACATTTTGTCACCTGGTATAGACAAACCAACTAAGCCAATATACAATGAGCTACTAAGAGCTTGGGATACAAATGCAAATATTAATCCAAATTTAGGAATAAGAAAAATGCCGATAGTTGATCCAGAAATTCTATGGGAACTACCAGAAGCATCGCAAGAGTTTCATACAAATTTTAACAAACGTAGTGCAAAAGCCCAAAAAGCATTAGACGAATCTTGGGCGGCGCATATGCTACATATTAATACTAATGCAAATTCTTTTATTAAAAATGTTGAGATAATATTAAGACGATTGCATTGGTTAACTCTTGCAAACAAATGGAATATTATATTTGTTAATATAGGATTTTGGGAACAGTATAATATTTTACCAGATGCAATGGAATTGGCAAATAAATACATAAACGATATGAATACTTTAGACAGAAAAGTAGAAATTATCAATACACCACTTGATTATAGTAGGCTAAGTTGTGGGCATTTTGATGAAATTGCAAATAAAGATTTAGCTGAAAACATACATCAAGCGTATAGGAAAATAAACAATGGCTAATCAATCTACTATAGGAAACAGTCTTGCAAAATCTCTTTTGAGCAATCGAAAGTCGCAAGAAAATCCTATTTTACAGAATATTAAAAGTGGCATATATAAAGCCATAACTGTTGGAGGAAAACCAGATCCAGAAGGACGAGGACGTATAGCGGCTTATGTTCCTAAATTGGGCGGAGATCCAGATGAGCCAATGTATTTTATGTATGCAAGTTCTTTCGGAGGCTCAAACTCTCAAGGTTCATATGGTATGTTCTCTGTCCCACCAGATGGCGGAGTTACTATATTAGTTTTCTTTGCAGATAACGGAAATCTAAACGAAGGTTATTGGTTCGCAGTTGCACAAGAAGTTCCCGGCACTGTACCAGGTGGTGCGGCAGGTACTGCCAATCCTGACGGCAGTGGAATGGGTGAAGGAATTGCCAAAGATGTTAAAGTTGCAAAGTCTACACCTAACACATTAGCAGAATTACAAAATACAGATGAAGCAGACCAAGGAAATTCTAACAGAAATGTAAACTCAGCAAGTCAAGGTATATTTGCTGATAATAAACGAGGACAATCTACTGCAAGTCCATTACGTGATGCAAACTATGAAACAACGCAACACTCAAAAGTTTATGGCTGGACTACACCAGGTGGTAATGGAATTACAATGGATGATGGGTCTGTCGGAGACGATGGCACAATACACCCTAATCAAATTAGAATTTCGACAGGTTCAGGCGCACAAGTTATTGTTGATGGCACAAATGATTTTGTATATGCAATCAATAGTTCAGGTTCCGGTTGGGTTGAAATTGGAGCAGATGGTGAAGTGATGGTTTATGCTGAAGGATCATTGTCGATGCGTACAGAAAAAGATTTCAATCTACGTGCAGATAAAAATATAAACCTTGAAGCTGGTGAAAATATTAATCTACATGCTATAAACAATTATAATATTAACGTAGATAATCAAATGCATACTAAGACTATTGGTTCGCAGTTTTATGAAAGTGGTGGGTCACTACATCAGAAAGTTGAAACAAGTATGTATGTTTCTACAGTTAATGGCAAGCTACATCTTAATGGTCCTATGGCTTCTATCGCTTATGATATACCATTAGAAACACAACCAGATATTCAGAATTTAGAAAACACAGTAATTGAAAAAAGTATTATACCTAAATTCCCAACACATGAACCTTTCTTGCGTGGTACAGAAACAGTACAAAAAGCCGCAGATGGGTCTACGCCTGGCGAGAATAACAACGAAACACAAAACGCTGGTAATGAAATAGCAAGTGATCCAAATAGTGCATCTGGACAAATGGATGCCGCAAATCAAGATTCAAATGAAACATCAAACGAAGATGTTCCTGGGCTTCCTCCCGGAGAAGGCTTGGCATCTATACGTGCAAGTAATGGAGTAGGCTGTCAGGTTGCGGCAATATTCCAATCTAACTTCCAAGGATTAATTGATGATTTAGAAGCAACCGGATACGTTATTAAAACATTGGGCGGTTACTGTAATAGAAATCAAAGAGGTGGTTCAAGACCTAGCTTCCATGCAATGGGAGCCGCAATAGATATTAATGCATATGCACCAAACGGATATGCACGAACAAGACCAGCTGGTTGGAATCCAGGCGTGACTAGAGGCGCAGACCAAGGCTGTGACTTCCCACTTAACATCGGTGAGATAGCCGCAAGGCACGGTTTAGGTTGGGGCGGAAACTGGAGTGCTCCATGGGATCCAATGCATTTCTCAGCCGCAAGTGCAGAAAGAGGCGCATACCGATTAACTCGTTCATACAGTGTAGCAGATAGTTCTTCTGTTACAGGAACAACCGCAGTGAGGTTAGCATAATGTTATTTGATAAAAGAAAAGGGTCATTGCTAAATTATATTCAACTTCCGTTGAATGTTGTAACTCCTAATGGCACTTATTTAGGTACGGGCTACAAAGAAACCGGTGAGCCTACTTATATATTATCACACGTTAGATTGACATGCTTTCCAATAACAGATTTAATATTCAGTGAAATGAGTAAGAATGCAATCATTGATACAAACAAACCTATGTTAGAGATAACAGATGATACTGTTGGGTTTGGTTATAAAATAACAAATACAGAAAAGCGTTATGGATATATAACCGTTGCCTCACAGAGAATAGACATAGGTACAGGCAAAATTACAAAACCAATGGCAAACTTTATATTAGAAAAGCAATTACGTAATATAGGAAATGTTTTAGAAAAGTTTGTTAAGAAAGAATTATCTCAACCACAATTTGATGCATTGTTATATTATTTCTTCAATGAAGGCGTTGATAAAATTGAAGGACATCCTATCATTGCATTGATTAATAATGAAAAATGGTATAATATTACAGATGAAATTCAGACTAATATTAAAAAGAATAACGGCCAGATTAATGAAAAACTAGCCGCTATGAAAATTAAAACTTCTAAGATGTGGAGTTTTGTTCCTGGCTTTAGTTAGGCTACCTCTTTAAAACCAAAATTAGCAACTACTGATTGCTTGCCATCTTCATCTTCCACAATGTCACCAACACTAACACTGTACATACGAGACAAACGCTCAATGTCTTCTTCTGGGCCCATGTTCCCTACATGAAACACGCCCTCTAAACTATCAGCAGTGATGTTACTAACATGCGTGTAGTATCCACGATTGAATGCATCCCGGGCAACCATACCTGTGTCATTCTTTGAAAAATTCATATCTAATTTCAATGATTGCTTATGAACAGCATCATGTCCTTCTTCATTGATTAAATCAATTTCTGCATCTGTAAGATGAATTTGATATAACTTGTATTTCATATTAGTAACCTCTCTGTTGATTATGTAATTAATATAACACGATTCGCTAGTTTGTCAAGTTTTAGTCTAAACGTGAACCACAAGAAGCATTAAACCCAGCAGAAGACATTACATCTGCATATGCCTGAGCACCTGCTTCTTTAACATCAACATTTTGTACGTTAACTTTACCTGGATTCCAGATTTGCCACGCTTTGCCAGTCCAATCTTTTGAAAATCCCATAGATTCTAACACTCTACGTTCTTCTTTACCTAGCTTAGTATTGCCCTTATTTTCAGGACGAACAGTAACCCATGCAAAACCACAGGGATAATTGTCCTTACCACCTAGTTTTGAATTGAAATAATCTAAAGAAGCCTGATTTGCTTTTGATTCTGCTAACACACTTAGTTCTTTTACTGTCATTGTAGTCATATTTAAACCCTCTCTTTATTGAATATACTATTATTATACTACGATTCGCTAATCTGTCAAGTTTTTAGCCATAAAAAAACGGGTTAAATTGCATTTAATTACATTTTAACCCGTTAAGTATTAGACTACTTACTGATTTTCAGGTCTTTCATTGATAATTTTATCAATTAACCCGTATTCTAGTGCCTCTTCTGGGCCCATGAACTTATCACGTTCCATATCACTATAGAAATCTTCATAAGTTTTGCCTTTAGAGTTATGTTTTACATAGATACTAGTCAAACTTTCTTTAACTTTTAAGATTTCTTTGACTTGAATTTCCATGTCAGTTGCCTGTCCACCGGCGCCGCCACTTGGTTGATGTATCATGTGTCTTGCATGAGGTAACATAAATCGTTTGCCGGGAGCTCCCGCAGTTGCCAATAATGAACCCATGCTACACGCTTGACCTAAAACCATTGTTGAAACATCTGGTTGAATGAATTGCATAGTATCATAGATTGCCATTCCGGCTGTTACTGCTCCGCCTGGTGAATTGATATAAAAATGTATATCTTTTGTTGGGTTTTCTGCTTCTAGGAACAGAAATTGGGCACAAAGTAAGTCAGACTGATAGTCATTGACTTCACCTGTTAAGAATATAACTCTTTCTTTTAACAAACGTGAGAATATATCAAAGCTACGTTCTCCGTTTGCAGTTTGGTCTACGACCATTGGTACTAAGTTTGGCATACTTTTATTTATTCTCCATTTGTATTTGATTAAATTAATAATAACAGAAATTACAACAAAAGTCAATACAAAAAGTACGAAGTTTATATGTTGATAAATACTCTTAATAAGTATAGAGAGAACATTATGGCAAGATTTATAGGTTTCAGTACTAAAAACAAAAGTGCAATCAATCATACTCTAACTGGAAAAGAGTTAGTAGTAGAAGATTTATTGAATAATATCATGACTCGCAAAGGCGAAAGAATTATGATGCCTACTTATGGGTCGATTATACATGACCTTATCTTTGAGCCGTTGACCTCTAACATAAGAACACTTATTGAAGAAGATTTAACGAACATCATCAGCGATGAACCTAGAGTGAATTTAGAGTCCATTAACTTAACTGAAGGTGAGCATACAGTCACAGCATCTATTAGTGTCGCTATATTACCAGATAATGAGCCTGTAACACTAACAATAGATTTAAAGAGAGAATAAAAAAATGAGTCAAGAAAGAATAGATAACTTATTTGCAAGTGAAAGCTGGACCAGTGTATACACTGCTTTCAGTAACGTGAGTTTGAAGTCTTATGATTTCGATACAATACGTGAAAGTTTACTTGCGTACATCAATAAGACATACCCAGAAAAATTTAATGATTTTATAGCAAGTTCTGAATTCATTGCGATTTTAGACCTTGTAGCATACTTAGGACATTCACTAGCATTCAGAAGTGATATGAATACACGTGAAAACTTTATGGATACGGCTGAACGCCGTGAAAGTATTTTACGTATGGCTAGAACACTTGGTTATACAAAGACACGACCAATCAATGCAAGTGGTATGATGAAAATCACAAGCGTCACAACTACAGAAGATGTAGCAGACAACGAAGGTAACTCTCTCGCCGGCAACGTTGTTAACTGGAATGACTCAAATGATGTTGACTGGTATGAAAAATTCATTACTGTTTTAAATTCTTCATTCAATAAAAATACAAAAATTCAAGATCCTAGTGCAAGTTTGAATATCGGCAATGTTGAAAATTACTTATATGAAGTAAATGAGAACAAGAATTCTAAATCTATTGCATACGCATTCACATCGAATGTAGCAGGTGCCAATAGACGGTTTGAGGCTGTAAGAGCAAGTATCGAAAATAATAAGATTATAGAAGGTGCTCCGCTCAATGATAAAAATTTCACAATCATTAATAGAAATGATAACTTGGGACCTGCATCAGACAGAACAGGTTTCTTCGTTCTTGCTAAAGCAGGACAACTGCAATTTGAGAACTTTAGATATGGAATAAAGGCATCTAATAGAGTAGAAACATTAACAGATGCAAACGTTTCTAATACTGATGTTTGGTTGCACAAATTAGATAGTAACTTAAATTATAAATCAGATGTTACTAAAGTTGACAATGATACACGTGAAACTGCAATCTACAATTCACTTAGAACTGGAAATGGCGACCTTGTAAATATCTCAACTGGTATTAACAATACAATCGAACTTAGATATCCAGACGGTATATTCGGCAATGCGGCATTCGGTGATTATAGAGCATGGTTTAGAACTTGTACAAACGAAAACTTTTCTGTAAATTCAGGCGATATTTCAAACGTTACAATATCTATCCCATATACTGGTGCAGATGATAAGTCATACAGACTTACAATTACAATGGCAAGCACTAAAGACTTTGGTGAAAACTTTGCGGGTGAAACATTCACAAGCGTAAGAAGAATTGCACAGAAATCATATTACGCCCAAGACAGAATGGTCAACGCACAGGACTACAATGTATACCCATTAACATTAGGTAACAACATTGTAAGAAAGCTGAAATCAGTAAACACAAGTTTTGCAGGCAATTCTCGTTACTTTGAAATGGATGACGTTACCGGACATCACTCAAACTTAAGCATTACAGGAACAGATGGTTCTGTGTTTGTTGAAGACGAAAGCCTAAACATGTCATTGTACTTTAATAGGACTAGTGGCAACAGCGATGATTTTATTAGAAATGAACTTTCAAGAGCAATCGGACATCCGTCATTGTTTAATAAGTTTTATCATTTATACCGAGACGCGGCTAGTATTAATATTGACGTAAATGAATTATATACAAAAAGCCCATTAAATAATTTACAAATCGAAGGCACTGCGCCTTGGAATATAGAACAAGGTGACTATGTAAAAATACTAGGAGAGTCAAGTACGGAGTATTATGCAAGAGTTAAAAAAGTTGTTTCTACAGACCCAGGACAGATTATTTTAGATAGAGTCATTACAGAAAAGGGAACATTGAAATCTGTAATCAGAGGCTACAGAAGTAAATTTACAGAAGCAGAAATCACAGCAATCAAAACTCAAAAAATTGATGACTTGAATGTTACATCATTTACTTTATATTATGATGTTGCTCAAGGACAAACAACTAAATGGGAATGGAAAATATGGGATGGAGTAGTAGACCTCAGTGATAAAATAAAAGTAGAGTATGAATATAATCCTGGCATTCGAACCCACGAAACTATGTATGTTGCCAAAATTAACGGCAAGAAAGTTGTGTTTGAAAGCTACGACCAAGTTAGATTTTATTATGGCAACAATGAAGTAGTTGTAGACAATGAAACAAATCTTGCTGAAAGAGACAAACTATTAATTAACTACTATGATGGCGCTAAGACAGTAACCTCTTCGGACTCAAATATTTCAGATGAGATTACTGTAGGTTATACACCAGTGTCAGAATTTGCATCAAACGGCAGTGGTGGTGGAACATTCAAGGCAAAATATCGCAACACCGGTGCAGATGTAACATACGACTATGTTGAGAATAACAGTACTATTTCGACAGTTGATTATAAACATCAATTAGTATCGCCTGCGGGAATTACATACGACTTGCCAACTAGTGCAATAACTTCACCTGCAACACCAAATAATATCATCGGTTCAACTCCTGATTTTGAATTAGAACTTGAAGTTGATGATTTGTCTCAATATGTTTCATTGCTAACGAATGTAGAAGACGATTCGGTTGTAACGACAGGGTCTGAAACGCACATTTCACCAAACGGAATGCCAATTGATGGCGAACAGAACGCAGAAGCACAAGCAAACGCAGTAGCATCACATAGTACAATATCGTCCACTAACTTAAAAAATATACATGGGTTTAAGGGCGAACCTTCTTTATCATATTTTGGTTCTGCACCGACAACAAATAACTTTTTATGGATTGATACTAGTTCATTACCAACTGGAGAAACAAGAGAGACTGCAACATTTGGTATGACAGGTGTACAAAAAGATTTCATTACAGAATACTTGTCAGGAACTTCATCGTATAAATTTACATATCCATATAAGAATTGGAATGTACAACCAGATGGCACAGGCGGAGATGGTATAACACAATCTGATACCGCAGAAAATGATGTTAGATTTAAACAGACAGCATACGGTGAAATAAATTTCTCAACATCTGAAACTATAACACAATCTAATATGGTTATCAAAGATAACAACGGACAAATTATATCATCGAATCATTGTGAATTAGTAGCGGGTGCTGGCAATTCATATAAAATTATATTCTGGACAATAGATCCAGGCACTTCAAGTTTATTAGATGTTTTTGTAGGCGATGGTAGTGCCACTACTACATTAGCAGACTTTGGAGTCAAAGTTGTGGCCGATGTACAAGTAGCTAAGAAAGTTGAAGTACAAACATCATCTTACGTTACTACAAGTGCATATGTTTATGATGAATATAGAATAAGTTCAGGATACATTGATCCTACAAGAGTTAAATTACTGACATTAAGTGCAGACGGAAATCCATATGGATTATTGAATGTATTTAATTTAAAAGATGACCAAGGAAACGTGACTTCATCTAAATTTATTATAGAGTCATACAAATTCAGTCATGCAGGCTATGAAAATATAGATTTACATAGAGCATCAAAATCTGCAACAGCGGCACCAAATGCCGGAACAGTTAGTAACCCAACACCAGAAGGCAATTTACCAAGTTATAAAATATGGTTTAACACAGATGATAGCGAATGGTACTTATATCAAGCAGGTACTTGGTCAAAATCGTTTGTGTACTATCAACAATCTCCTACAGTTATTTGGTATGGCGACACACAATACTCAGTAGTCGATGGCAAAAGTTTTGTTGAAGACAAATTTATGAGTTATAGATGGGATCATTATGCAGACGTAGATAAAAGAATTGATCCTAGTACAAGTAATATCGTTGACATGTATGTTCTTACAAGTGACTATGTAAGACAAGTAAATCAATGGATAGCAGGTGGTTTCAAAACAGCAGTACCTACATCTCCAAATAATTACGAATTGTCAACATTGATGAGTGGTATTGAACCCAAATCGTCTATTGCAGACCATATTTCATATATACCAGTCAAGTTCAAATACTTGTTCGGCAACTTCGCATCTCCTGAAAATCAGGCTACATTCAAAGTTGTTAAGAAATCAGGAACAGCATATACTGACAGTGAGGTCAAGACCGCAGTGTCAACTAAAGTAAATGAATACTTCGAATTAGATAACTGGGAGTTTGGTGACACATTCTACTTCTCAGAATTAGCATCATACTTACATAATCAACTTGGAGATTATATTGCAAGTGTTGTTACAACACCTAAATATTCTACTAGCGGTTTTACAGACTTGCTAAGTATTACTAGTGAACCAAATGAAATTTTCTTAAGTGTAACAACATCAGAAAATGTTAAAATCATTTCAGCAATTTCATCATCAGAACTTCAAGGCGAGGATGTAGTAAGCAATGGCTAAGAATAAAATTTATGACTTTCTTCCGGGACATTTAAAGAATAGTGAATTACAAACTATCTTTGAAGGCACACTTGAACGAGCATTCTCAAAAGGCTCAGTCGAAAAGACAAGAGCATATGTTGGTAGAAAAGAAAAAGGAATAAACAGAGAAGAAGATATATATCTCTCGTTTCCTCCACATGCATATGGTCGTGAGAATTACGGTTTAGAACCAGTATACTCTAGTAAGAATGATAAGGTCTTTTATGAAGACATGTTGAATTCTTTATTTAATAAAGGTGCTTTGACAAATGACCATAGAAGATTATTCGATACTACAAAGAAAACAATTAATATACCAGTAGACTTAGACAAGTTTATAAACTACGAAATGTATTACTGGGTTAAGCCAGGATTCGACCTAACTATAACTGGTAGTAATAAAAAACATTATGTTACGATTGCCAGGGACGATGCAAATCTTTTTGCAGTTGATAACTGGTGGTCTAATGAAAACTCATGGTATCATTACGATGATATAAAATCATTTATAACAAGTACAAATAGTGATAAGATAGAACAAGCTAAACGTCCTATCATAGAATTTGATAGTAGAATAGAACTTGGAAATGATAGTTTAAATAAAGTCGCTTCAACAGATTGGGAGTTTCCTACATTTAAAATATATGACAAAGATGGCAATGCTGGAAATATAGTAGATTCAAAAATCTTTTCATATGTGATTGGTGATTCCGCATTATATAACGCAGACCAAGAATTAGGATTTGTTCCATTATTAAAAGCAGGCGATTATGCTAGTGAATTTCAATTTATTGTTGATATACCTGATAATGCACAATATGATTTAGATGGAGTAATGACTGGTATCTATATTGATACTACATTCGATTATAGAAACTTTAGACAAGAGTATGGAAGAGAATCTGGGAAAGTATTAACCTTATCACAAACACCAAAGACAACTAATGCCGTTGATGTTTATGTTGAGGGTATGAAACAGATTGCTAATTATACAGTTGATTTGACAAACAATACAGTGACATTGGATAATGAACCAGATGGGTTTGTGTATATTGATTACTGTACAAAAAGCGGTGTAGTAAATGATGGCGACAACGGCTTTCAACGATTGCATCACTCAATAGAATTTAACGTAGATAATAAAAGCTACAATAATATAAATTTATCATACTCAATATTGTATGAACATTTTTTAAGAATTTTAGAAACTGCTCCTGGTCTTACCGGTGAAGCAAATGGATTTAATAACTTTAGAAACCTAAATACTGTTGGACATCTTAACACTTTTCATAATAAAGGAAGTGTGTTAGTTACAAACTCTGTTGATGTTAAAGATGCATTCTTTTCTATAACAAGGGATGATTATGACCCAATAAAAGCAGTTGAGTTTTTATCAACAACGTATCAAGGATACAAAAACAAATTAGTAACGACAGTAAGAGATATTCTCAATGATGCAGGAAGCCAATCTAAATCAGACTTAATGATTTTAGAAGAAGCAATAAATCTAATTGCATTATCAAAGAGAGATAGCATTAGTATATTTGATAAACTTGACATGATTAATCATGGTGAATTATACTCTAATTACCAAGAAGCAGAAATAACAGAAATTATAGCAGATGCTACTGAACAGTTTGTACCTGATGAATTAGGAGCTATAGCGTTTCCTGAAACTCTGTCAGTATTTAAAGATGGTGTATTGCAAAGACTTAACATAGATTATACTATCATTATCAGTCAAGGCGGTAAGGATATTTTAAATTTTAGGTCTCCGGTATCAGGCAACAGTACTATCTATCTTAGAAGATATGATAGCATCAAAGAAACATTCGTCCCACCAAGTGCTACATACTTGAAATTATACCCAGCATTTAGACCTATGATTATGGATGATATGGGATATAGTTCCGGAGTAACACAATTCCTTATAGGACATGACGGTTCAAGAATGAAACTTTGGGGCGACAAGACAGATGACATTATGTTAATGTTTGAAACTCTTATATGGAACAACCTAGATGATAATCTTGCAAGAACAAATTTAGATGCTGTAAATTATGGGGTGTACAAATCTGCACCAAGCGAATGGTCTAATTCTGAAAAGAACTACACGATGTATCCTTTCTTTAAGAAATGGCTAATTAGAAATAATATAGATGATTTACAGAATACAGGATTTGATGCTAGTGATTGGACTACATGGAATTATAGAAACATAAATGCAGACTCTCCGGGACACTGGCGTGGTATATTTAAATATGCATACAATACAGATAATCCTATAGAAGAACCGTGGAAAACAATAGGACTTTCACAAGAGCCTACAACGTTTAGAACTACATACGGTTCCAACTTTGCTGACCCAAGTTTTTGGTCTAACTTATTTTCTATTAATAATATCACAAATGTTCCAATTCCAGTCGATGCTGGCGGCAACTATATTGATATTAATAATTTATTTTTTAGCGGATCAATCTTAAACAATGATATAGGCAGATTATCAGAAGATTGGGAATTCGGTGATGGATCTCCAGTAGAAATGGCATGGAAGAATTCAAGTGAATATCCTTTCATAGAATTCATACTAATGATGCTGACCAAACCTTTCAAAATATTCCACACATACAAAGATGAAATTGATACGAGTATTTCAATTTACAATAGTAGAGAAGGATATAATACTGCAAATATCATAATACAAAAACAAGATTATGAATTTAAACTTGGCTCAAAGCTAGGTGGATTTGTTAATAACTTCAAGCTGTTAGCAGAAAATACATCTATGACTAACAGTAAATATACAGAAATTCCTAAAGACAATTATGATTTAGTAATACATTCTGGTGAGCCGAATAGAAGTGAATTTTTCAGTGCTATTGTTATTGAAAAAGTTTCATTAGATAGCCCTCATCCGGTATATTCAAAAGCAAATACTATGACATATCTAAAAGGTGATATTGTCTTAAATGAGTTTGACGGCAAATATTACAGAAGAATAGCAGAGTCACAGACAGCAAAAGAACAACAATCAAGTCCTATAATTCAATTTGATTATCAAGCATGGTCTCTTATCTCTCAACCAAAGACACAATCATTTGGATATAGAATACAAGGATATGACGATATCAATCCTACATTCTTTGCAATGGATTGGGATAGAACATCTGGCGAAAAGGCATTCAGTACTAAAGGTGACAGAATGCATCTTTCTGATTGGCAACAAGGAAACTATTATAGACAAGATTCTTATATGAAATATCAAGGACAGCCTTATGTTTGTCTAAATGCACATACATCTACTACATTGATAGATGATAACATTGAGGATTGGAAACAGCTAGTAGAATGGCCAGTTACTAATGTAGTTACAGCATACGGTTGGAAAAAGTTTAAAAATGATGCTGTAAAAACATTCAACTATGGTGATATTTTAACTTCGATAGATGATGTCGCACACTTGATGGTAGGCTATCAGGAATATTTAGGACTGATAGGTTGGGGATTTACGGATATAGATGAAGATGGAAACACCATTGACTTTAAACAGCTTTTATTAAAATTCTTAGAATGGAGTTCAGAGACACATGAACCAGGAGACTTTATTACACTATCTCCTGTATTATTAACAGGTAGTTTCACTGCACCATATGGTGTCGCATCAGTTAGAAAAGAAACACATAAAAACTTCTATCGTGTTGTAGATGCATCTGGAAGATTAATTCCAAACTCAGAAATATCATTCACAACAGATGGCAAGGCCATAAACTTTAGAAGTAATGTTCCGGTATACGGGATGAAGATTGATATACAAGACGTAGAACATGCGTTTGTAGTAGACAGAGTAGATAGTTATGGTGACATAATATATGATCCTCATATGCACAATAGAAACTTACGTATGCAAATTGATTGTAATAGGCAGTCAGATTGGGACGGAACTTTAACAGTTGACGGTTATTTAACATACGGCGATGAACTAATACCTAACTTTGAAACAATGGCAGAAGAGTCAAAGTATTACAGAGATACACTTATTGACCAAAGTTTGGAAGCAATAAATGGGCTAAAAGGTTCACAAATAGGATATAACAAACGAGCATACTTAAGCAATCACGGCATTGAAAGAGAAAGTGCGTTAGAATTCTATAAAGGCTTCTTGGCACATAAAGGAACTGAGTCTTCTATTAACAGAATTATTAACAACAATAGTAACTTCAAAGATATTACTCACCAAGATGTTTGGGCAATAAAAGTAGATGACTATGGTAAAGTAAACAACGGATATAATATAACTAAGTCTGTCAACACTATTGACATTTTAAGTGACCCACATGCTGTAGAATTTGATACGCTTCCTAGGCCTTTTGTGTACAGAGATATTACAAAAGAATTTCCAATTAGAACTACAGGATATGTGGATGGAAATGACGTTAATTACACAGTAAAAACAGAATATGATTTAACATCATTGAATGCCAATACATTATATGAAGGCGATACAGCTTGGTTGCAGTTCGACCCAATACGTGAATGGGACGTAAGACGCTTAAGTGAAGTAGCAGAAATTTCTTATGTTGGTGAAACAGAAGACAATCAGTTATATTTGGGTTTAGTAAATGAAATTGATATCGTTGATAGCGTATATATAAAAATTAAAAATGAAACTATTGATCCAGAAATTGCAGATTATTATTATCTAGTAAGCAACGGCACAAAAGAAGTAGGCGGAATTACAATATATGAGTACCTAGTATTTGAATTAAATTATGAACCTCTTATTGTAGAAATCGATAGTTCAACATCTAGCAGTTTGTTTGTACCAACTTCATCCTCACAAGGAGTTGAAGCAATAGGCTCAGTAAGTAACCCAGTATTTGCATCAGGTGATGCATTAGTAATTGATGGCATAAGCTATACTTACACACCAGGGTCTGGTTCAGTATCAAGTGGAATTGCAATAGGTGGTGACGGTGCAACAGTTGATCCGGTAATATCAGCAAATGAAAAAATGCAAATGGTTGTATATGGAAACAATGGAACTATTGTAAACTCGAATACAGTTGTTACATTTAGAGGAACAACAGCAACAGCAACATCGGCGTTAGCGTCAGTCAAAGATGACATAATTGAAATTGATGGCACACCATTGACTATTGGATATAGTGCAATTTCTAGCATCAGCGAGACTTCATCTGTGACAGAAACAACTGCGGTTGCATCAGGTGATACTATTGTCGTTGATGGAACAACAAAGTCTTTTGCAGACTTAACTGTTACTGGAACTGTTTCAGCGCCAACTATACCTCAAAACAAACCACTACAGGTTAATGGAACATTGCTATCACTAACCGCGGCAGATGATATAGATGCAGTTATACTAAACATTAATACGAATAGTCTTGATGTTATTGCAAGTAAAACAGCGAATGATGAGTTAATATTAACTACAACAAGTGGTGTACTTGAACTATCAGGTTCCGCACTAACTGACTTGGGTTTATCAACTACTTCATCATATAAACAAAGTAAGTTTAAAAATATTGCTACAGAACTATCTACAATATCAGGTATAACATCTACTGTATCAGCGGGCGGATTGTTAACTATTGCAAGTACAAACAACACAATGACATTGGCTGGGACAGCATTGTCGGTGTTAGGCATGACTGCTGGTAATTATAGTGCAACAAGTAATCCAACTGCACAATCGGTTGTTAATCAAATCAATGCGTTGGGTATTGTAGACGCATCAGCATCAGGTAACGCAATAACAATTTCTAGTTCAAATTCAGATTTAGTTATTACAGAAACAACACCGGGCGCTATGGGTAGACTAGGATTTGCTACAACTACTGTAACAGTAGACGCACTAACAAATATTATTGAAGATATTCAAAATCAAGCATTACAGGGTGTAACAGGTGTAACATTATCTAAGAGTGCATCGGGCAGACAATTACAGATTGTTAGTTCACAGTCAAGTATAGTTCTTTCTAATATAACTGGTAATCCATTAAACGATTTGGGTATACTTGTAGGAACTTATAATAATTCTACAACAGTAAGTAGCAGTGCATCAGAATTCAAAGATTATATAAACTCACAATCAAGTGATATCATTGTAAATATTACAAGTGATGGTAGAATGGTATTCACTACAAGTGCAGTTAGTTTAACATTTAGCGGAACCACAGACGCAATGTTATCTAAGTTAGGATTATATAGAGACTATACAAGTGTTACAAGTAACGCAAACTTTAAAGCAATGCGTTGGAAGTCAATGAGATTTACTCCTAATTATTTGTTTGAAACATTTGACGAGTTCTATACAGACTTAGGATTAAATGCAGAGGCTTTGATTTGGGCAGATGATTATATAAGTGAAGGTTGGGCTGTCTTAAACAGAAATAGCACTGGTTCTCTTTTAATAAGAAACAGACAAGCAAACACACTTGAAGTAGATTACATGAAGCGTGTGATAATAAAAGATGGTAATAACTTCTTTAACTATCAACTATATGACCCACTTAACTTAAAATTCCCAGGTTCAGCAACAAGAGATATTGATTACGTTACATGGGAAGATCCGGCTGGGTATGATACTACAACAGACAATGAACTATGGCTTGATGAGAACTTAGGAAAGATTTGGTGGGACACTACACTCGCACGTTACTATAGGTATAATGATTATGGAGACGCAAACAAATTAATAGTCGAATCATTTGCATCAAAGTATTGGGGCAAGTTGGTTGCAGGTTCAGAGATTAATATTAAACAATGGTCTAAGAGCGAACAATTACCAGAAGGAATAACAAAGTTCACAACCAAAGTGTACTTTGATACAACAAAGAATAAATCTATTACTGAATACTACTATTGGAGTGAAGTGGGAAACAGCCCAGTCGCTGGTAAGACATTAAGCATTGCAGAAATAAAAATGCTACTTGAAAGCGGTGATATTAATAATAAGTTTATTCCAATTTCAAATAATAAAATACTTATAAGCAACAATGCATACATATTTGAAAACGAATCGATTGATGTTTCTATCGAATATAGAGTAACATCAGATATATCAGCCAAACACACAGATTGGAAATTCGTCAAAGAAGGCGGAAAATATGATACGAGTGTAGTTGATGGCGAACTACAAAGGCAAATGATTGATAGTATCGCTAATGTTCATTTTGAACAGTATGACCAGAAGAAAGTTGAGCAATCTATGTTGGGTGATCCTAATCACACAATTATAACATTCCCAATTCTTTCAGGTTTATATGGCGGCGGCAGAGACGATGCAACCATCAATGATACCGTTGTTACACTCAACTCTAAAATAATCGATGCATCAGATATTGGGTTTGATATTTCTACAACAAATCCAAATTTGGCTAAGTTGCTAATTGCTAAGTCAGTAACAGTATTACCAGACGATGTAGTAAGAGTTTACAGAATGATACCTACAGAAAATAATTGGTTTACGAATCTACAAATTGCTAGAGAAAACTTTGCATCAATTCTTAACAAAGAGTTGTCTAACAAACACTTAACAGGTAGCTTCCCATTCTATAAAGATTTTATAGAACCAGACCAACTTGCATTATCATTGGGTGACTGGTACTTAGCAGACGAATACAAAGAAATTAAGAGATACGGATATCTATCAAAGACACGCAACTTTGACATGCTAAAATTATACAAAGAAGGCGTAACATCATTCAAGTTAGAATTGCCTACACACGATGAGTATTATGCTGAACATGACGGTGCTTTGCGTTTAGTTCATAGTTCAAAGAACGCACTTAGATTATCTTATAATGATTTAGTATTTCCAGAGAATGACCAAGCATCTGCAAAATATTACGAAAATGCATTAGGTGTTCAAATACACGAACTAATGGGATTGTTAATAACATATCCTAAGAGAAATCTTCTTAACAATCTATTATTTGGTATGATTAATTATATGTATACTGAGAAAACACATCCAGATTGGATATTCAAATCAAGCTATATTGATATCACAATGTATCATAGAGACTTAAGACAGTATGCTATATATCAACGTGACAGCGAAGAAGATATTTTAGAATATCTAACTGAGGCAAAACCGTATCATACAAAGATACGAACAAAGACACGCATATACGGAAAAGACGAACTTATAAAGTCAGATGTAGATATTGAAGAAAAAATGGAAATCTCACTTGACTTTGGTAACCATTCACGTTATATTGAATCAGACACTATTGACGGCGGCGATGAGCAGATTATCGATGCAGATAATTATGTCGATATCGCAGACGGAACATGGGAACAAGGAAGACTATTAAGAACCAGACAAGAATATACTGCCGAAGCAGGCGGGTTCGATACTGGTCTTGTACTTCCTACAATACTAGATTCATCTACTGTGATGGTTAAGCAATATACAGATGCAACGAAGACAACGCACGACAAAACATACATGTTCGTATATGACATGTTCGGACGTGGTTGGAGAATTGGAGTTGATGCAGAATCTACAGCAACATCATTTGATGGTACAACAGTTGTAGTAGATACACCAGCATCATTTAAGACTGCATCTAAGAAGAATAAGAAACTAATTGCTTTTGAAAACGAAACAACAGGTGTTATAGAATTTATGACATACAATAAGAAAGCAAGTCAAAACCTTACTATTGACGAAAGAGGACTCTATACAGGATTGCATACAGCACCGGGATCAACTAGCAAAGTATATGCGTTAGATACGCCACTTGAAATGGTTCTTCACGGAAAACTTAAGACAGAATGGATATAAAACCATATAGAGAGTATTTTGATAAATAGTTAAGATTACTAAGAGAGATAAAAATGTTTAAAGATAATATAGAAGCACAAGTAGTTGGTGTACTAAAAATCTCTGACAAAGAGACAGGCCAAGTACTTGTAAACAAGAAAAATGCTATTCATCCAGGAAATATGGCATATGTTCTAGCGTCTGGACTTGCTGGTAAGCCAACAAGTATCAATTCGACTGGTTCAGCACCATATATCAATTGGATGGCATTTGGTAATGGTGGGAGTAATTCAACTACTACTCTATCTTACCGTTCTCCAAGAGTATTCACAACTTATGATACATTGGATATGACAGCGAGTAATTCAAAGTTATATGCAAAAACATATCAACAGGAAACAACTAATACAGTTTTTTATCCTGGCGAGAGTGTTAATGGAACACTTATTCCAGAAAACACTTCTAAGATTAATTTCAAAGTAACATTGTCGCACAATGACTATGAGAGTATGTTGCAATTAACTGATCCTACTGTGAGTACACCGGAAACAGATAGTTCGACAGATGCTAATAGTGTCGCGGCATTTACTTTTGATGAAATTGGTTTATTGTCTGGCGTCACTAACGCCGGAGAGTTACAAGAAGAAAAGACCCTGATGCTAACACATGTAACATTTCATCCTGTGTTATTATCAGCGAATAGAACTATCGTTATAGATTATACGGTAACTATTCAACTTAGCTAAGAGGAATCCGGAAATACCTCGAGGTTAAGTATAATTTAATGACTAGTCAAATTTAGGAGTATAAACATGGCGGTGATATCAAATAGTGACTTAAGTACACTAAGAGACACCTTAAATTCAATTTTGAATGGAACAGGAGTCGGCGGTGGCTATAACCAAAGTCACACAGTTGCGGCTAACCCTTCTGCGGGAGATACAATCGATGATGCATATCAAGATTCAATCTATTCCGCGGCGGCAAAGGTAGCAAATTTTTATAATATTAGTAACCCATTTACGGCAGTTGATGCTGGTGATGTAATTGACGATGCACAATTTTATAATGACGCATCATCATTTACTAGTTCAATCAGTACACGTTTTGATAATCCATGGGATTATTCAACTGGTTGGGACATGAGTGTTACATCAGAGACTTCACAATCAGTAAGCAACTGGAACGGCACAAGAACACAAATCGTTAAAGTAGCTTTCGGTAGTGAAGCAAACATGAATGCGTGGATGTCAGCAGGTGGGGAAATTAGAATTTCAGCATCACATAGCGATACAAGTTCAAACCAACAAGGTACTTCGTGGGAACAACTAACAGCAGAATTAGGAACATATAGAATTTCATTACGTGCAACAGATTCAACTAACGTTGATACGTCTACACGTAAAAAGTATTCTGACCTAAGTGGTTCTTACGCAGAAATTAAGAAAGAATACGCAGACGATGGCGACTATAGTTCAAACTATATCTCTATTGAGGCTTACAAATCAGGTGGCGACATTTATGTTAAAACTACTTTAGCAGATGCACACGTGGCACGTTCTGGTTCTGGGTCAGGTTATGCAGGCCCATGGTCTTGGTCAGGCGCTGACCAGGCAGTAGGGACTTCAACAGTCGCATTAACATCATTAAAATTAAGTAATACATCAGGTTCTGTTAATTTAACAAATCCAACATTTACAATTACGGACAACCTATAATAGGTTTCCAAGATGAAAAGAGATAGGTTAACAGCATGCCACAAAGTTACTACTTAGGAGGAAAGATACGAGCATCCGATTATAACGGTTTCGCAGATGATATAAACGAAATTGTTGGAATTGGTGCGGTCGACTCGGGTTATGGTCAAAATCAACTCGTTATCCCTCACGTAGCTAGTGGTACAAAAATTAACGCTTCTCACATGCAGTTACTCCTAACTGCTCTTAAGTTTGCAGGAAGGCATCAGGGAACTAGTATAGCTTCACCAGAAGATACTAGTGACCCTGCTTTCCCAACTGCAGGCAAAATTATTGAAATAATCCCAGATTTATTATCAGACATTACAAATGTTCGTGCTAATAAACTAAATTTTGATATCGCACAAATGACCGCAGAGTCTAATAAAATTTCATCATCTAAGACATATGATGTTCCAGGTGCTGGTGCAATCCACACTTGGAATTCAAATATATTTTATGAAGTATCTGCAATTTTTGCCAACGCAGATGACCGAAGACATTTCTTCAACGCAGGCGGAGATTTAAGACTAGATACTTCATTAGCAAATTATGACGTTTCCCATAAGCAAAGTACTGACTGGGCCACAATGTTTACAAACATTGGAAATGTCAAACTATCACACAACGTTACAGAATCTTCTGGTGGTGTAGGAACACCAGCTGGTGGATTTACATCATTAACATCAGCATATTCTAAAATATATGAAAAATCAGGTGGCGATGGTAGCAGTGGTTATTATACAAATAACAAATTCGAAGTACATGCTAGATTAAATGGCACAAATGCAATAGATATTAAAGTAGAATTCTATGATGCATATGCAACAAGTCAATATAATTTGACTGATTATGTCGCCGGTACATTATCAGTACAAGTAGATTTGCTACGTGCAGATGACCAAGATGCATCTGGACTTGGCGTACAACTATCCTCTCCGACTTTTTCACACATTTCTGAACTTTAAGGCTTGACAAACAGTCTGTTTTCTTGTATTATATAAAGAATACAAGGAGTATAACCATGTCAAATAAAGAAACTATTACGCCTTCAAGTGAACAACTTGAACGGCTAGAAAGAGCATTAGAGTTTTCGAACACTATGCAGACTTTCAACCTTAATAAAAACAACTTAAAAGTTAAAACACAGAATTTATTGAACTATAGTAGTTCTGGTGGTACATTTAAAGTATCACAAGAATTGATTAATTTTATTAATATGATTGTTGTGTCTGGAAAAGATGAAGTAATTCTCTTAGACAAAAACGACATTCCAATTAAAATTGAAGATACTAAGAAATTTTTAGAAGATATTTCTAGTTTGTATTTCGAAGTCATTAATGAATATTATAATGATTATCAGAAACTACGTAGTTCACGTAAGATTGAGAAGGTCTTGGAAATCTAATGAGCAAAGGCATTATAATCTTTGCGACAAATAATGGTTTACTAGATTACATAAAAATTGCATGTACATGTGCAGGATATGTAAGAAAAAATCTATC